TAAAGAGCCTGCATCTAGTAGAGCTAATTATAAAAAATTAGATAGGATTGTTGATCCAGGTTTTCCTGTTGATCCTATGGGTTATTGGAATCCTGCTAATGTAGGAAAGATTGTTCAGGTTCCTACTGATGATGGTCATATTACCATGAAAGGAGTTAACCAACCTTTAATAGGAATGGATGAACATGGTAATACTCAGTATCAAATACCAGGTCAAGAATATCATTATCAAGGTAAGTTTATTACAGAGTATCCTATTACTAAAAATGGTGGATGGCTTGATATAGCACAAGATGGTAAAGAAGTAAAACTTAAAAACATCAAACAGTTATATAATCCATTAAATGAAAGATATACTAAATTACTAGAGGATCCTGAAGCATATAAAAAGAATGGAGAAAAAAACTTATTGTTTTTAGCAGACTGGTTAATGCGTGTAAATGATACTGAAGATTTGACTGAAAGAAATCCTCATCCTTATACACAACAGATTAAAGATATGCAGTTAAAGCTTATTAGTACACCAAATGATGAACTTAGTAATTTTATACAAAATGCAGATCTTAATCAAAAAGGTTTAGGACAACTTAAAAATTTACCTTATATACCTAAGAGTTGGAATAAAAGTGATGTGTTTAAATATATGAATTATTTTAAACAGAATAAGGATAAAGGATACACTTACCAAGATGGAGGCTGGTTAGATACAATGCAAGATGGTGGTAGCTTAGATAAATATCAAAGCAAAGGTGAGGTTAAAAAAGATAAGAGAAAGATTCCTCAATCAGGCATGGTTATAGATAAGAGAACTAATCAAGCTTACTACTTTGGTGATAAGGGTGAGACTGGATCTTTTCCTGTACTTACAGGTTTAAATCCAGAGCTTAATAGTAACACTTACTCAGCACAAACTCTTAATCAAAATCCTCAATTAAAGAATACTCCTGTAGGATACTACATGCTCGAACAAGGTCTTCCTAAAACACCATATACCAATACATATTATAATGGAAGAATAAGACCTATGCAACCTATTCCGGCTTTTGGTATGAACGCTCCTGACAGTGAAGATCTTTCTATACACAATACATTCAGTGATCCTAGTAATCCTTCTATTTTTAATAGTAGAAATAAAATGTATTCAGCTCCCGGGGATAAGAGATATGTGTCTCAAGGTTGTATCAACTGTCAAAAAGAATCTTATGACGCTTTTAATAAAGCAATTCCTCATGATGATACACTAATGGTATTAGATAGTAAAAAGCCGATGGATCTTGCTCTACTTCAACAAGCTCAAGCCCGTATGAAAAAGAAGCAAGAGGGTGGTAATATAGATATGAGTAAAGTGAGAATGGATTTTTATCCTAAATCTCAAATAGAAGCTGAAGCAAAAATTAAAAAAGGATTACTTAATACTAAAAGAAGAGTTGATAAAAATGGAGATGATCAAGGAGAAAACTTATTTGAGATTTTTGATCCTACAGGTATTAGTTCTTGGAATGATGTTTATAATGAATACCAAAGAACAGGAATTAGTCCTCAGACAACATTAGAAGTATTAGGGGCTGTACCAATGCTTGGTGTAGTAGCAAAATTTTTAAAAAATGTACCTAAAGTATTTAAAGGACTTCAAGGATATGAAAAAATAAATCAGAATAGACATGTAATTGGTAATTTACTAGATAATGCCGCTAAAGCTGGTAGAGTTTCTGATGGTTATCAATATGTAGATTCTGATTATGAAGAATATAGAAGAGGTGGTCAAAAAGGTTTAAAGAAGTTCACATCTAAAAATATTCAGTCTAGTGTTAATGATATCATGATGAGAAATGTAACTTTATTTGGACCTGCTGGTAAAAAAAGATATAAACCAGGATTAAAGTTTAAGAATGGTGGTGGTTGGCTTGATAATATTGTGTAATTTTTGTATATTTGTAATATGACTAAAGAAGAAAGATTAGCCTCTGTAGGCTTGCCAAATACACCGGCAGGTGTAGCTCAATTTTATGATCTGTTTCCTGATATGGAATCTCATGATAACTATCTAGCTAATGGTGGTCAACCTACTGCTAAAGAGTTTTTTAATTTTGGAGCAACAACCAATCTTAATATTCCTTTTGGAAACTTTGCTTATGGTGGAGGTCCTTGTATGGATTGTGGAGGTTACATGCAAGAAGGTGGTAATCCTAACTTTATGGATACTATTAAGGGTATCACTAAAGCTAATAGAAAAACATTTAAGAGTGGTTCAACTATTCAAGGTGGAGCTAACAATGATATTGGTAATACAATGAGGGAGGACTTTAAAGGAACCTTAGCTACTTATGCTCACAATGCTTTATTAAAAGAAGAGCAACAAAAAATGTTACAACAGTTTACTCAAGGTAGAGCTCAATATGGTGGAGATTCTTATGGGCAACCGGTAGATCAAATTAACTATCAAAACTTAGCTATTCAAGGAATGTATCAACAACACTTAGATCAAAGTTCTGCTAATTTACAAAATGATGCAGGTAATTTATTCCAAGGAATAGCTGATATGAATTCTCCTGAAAATATGAAAAGTTCAACTAAAATAACTCAAGCTCGATATGGTATGCCAGTTGGGCCCAACTTTAAAGGTGGTCTTACACCTGAGCAACAGTACATGTTGAAGATGAGTAAATTTGTACCAGGTAATGCTAAAGATAATACTGCTGGTACTACTGCTGTAGGTACAAATAATGGTTCTCCTAAATATGTAGGAAATCAACAACAGTCTTCTCAAAAACAAAGTACTGCTAATATTTACTTACAAGAATATTACAATAAGAGATTTGGTCCATGGGGTAAAACCCATATGGTGTTTGGAACTAATAATCCAAATACTTCAGGTTATAGTACAAATCAAAATACTCAAAATACAACACAATCTTATACAGGAGATCCTTCTAAAAGACCTTATCAGCATTTAAATGATGAACAGTTATTTGAGTTAAATGCTGGACATATGGACCGTAAATCTGGTAACTCTTGGTTTAGAGATAAAATTGATTTATGGAAAAATAATCAAGTAGATAAGCAAAGAAATAAAAGGATTAATGATCGCGATAAACCAAAAGCAGGTATAAATGCAGCTATCTATAATTATGAAGATGATATGCCTGATGAGTATATACCAAAACCTTATACAGGATATGATCCAGATGCACCAGTATCTCAAAAGTTTGGTGGGCCTATGTATCAATTTGGTGCACAAGTTGAGTATGATCAGTTTGGTAATCCTATTGACCCAAATAAACAAATGATGAAAAGAAATACTTTTGGTTCAAATGCTACTGATAATGCTTTTGGTACTAATAATATTTTTAAAGGAGATGCTACCCGTAATACTTTTGGTACCCATAAACCTCAAGATCAAAACAATCAAGGTGCTCAAGGTAACTCTCAATTTTCTGTTGATACTAAATACGGCCCAAGTTTAACAGGTCCGGCTGCCGCGTCAACTGTAATAGCAGGTGTTAATACAGCAGCTAGTCTTTTTGAGAAAAGAGATGATAAAGCTTTTAAAGAGAAGATGAAACAAATGACATTAGCTGATAATGCTTTTGTTAATTCTCCTATAAATACACAATCTCGCGGTGACTATGATCCTAATTCAGGAATGTTCAGAATTGACCAACATGTTCCTATTAAATATAATGGTTACAGGTTCCGTCAAGATGGTGGAGAAACTGATTTACCTTTAGCTAAAGATGGCTTTAATATGAAAGCTGGTTTATATGGTACAAATGGTAACAAACAATTCAGTTTACCTATGAATACACAAGCTTTCTCTAAAGCTCCTATATCAGTTAGACAAACCTTAGAACCAGTTGATAGAGAAGATGCTAACTTAGAAGCTGAAAAAGGAGAAACTGCAGTATTAAGTGTAGGTGGTATTCCTGCTCACTTTAATATTGGTGGTAAGAGACATTCACAAGGAGGTACTCCTTTAAGTCTTCCTGATGATTCTTTTATTTTCAGTGATACAAAAGGTATGCTAATTAAAGATCCTATTATGTTAGCTCAGTTTGGTATGGTGCCGACTAAGGCCGGTTATACTCCAGCTGACATAGCTAAGAAATTTGACATTAATAAATTCAGAAAAATACTAGCTAATTCAGATAGTGAAGCTTTAGAAATAAAGACAGCTGAAATGATGATTGCTAACTATAACATGAAGTTAGCTAAACTGGCCTTATTACAAGAGTCAATGAAAGGATTCCCTCAAGGTATCCCAAAAATTGCTATGCCTTATATTGAAGCTACAGGATTAGATCCTGCTGAACTTATTGGTGGTCCTAATCAAACAGGTTTTGCTCAAGTAGATCCTAACATGATTCCTGTTGAACAAGGTCAAGAAGATATGCCTGATCAAGATATGGGTGTTGCTAGATATGGTGGTTTAATGAAAGCTCAAAATGGAGCTATTAAGCCAGACTCAAGTTTTTTTGTACAAAAACCAAAAACTGTAAAATCTGTAACACAACAGCCTACAGCATCAGGATTTACACAAGCTGCTACAACATCTGCTAATTTACCTTTACAAGTAAATCAAACTGATTTAGAATATAGTGCACCAGGTGTTTTAAACAATATAGCTGATGCGAGTTTAGCTATTATGGAAGCTCCTCAAAGAGCAGCTATGTATATTGGAACAGGATTATTTGGTGATAAAGCTAGATATGAAATGCCTTCTGAAACTATTAATAGAAATTTTACTACAAAATCAGGTAGACCGAAATATCCTTTTACTGCTTTTATGGCTGATTTTGTTAGCCCTGGTCTTGTTACTGGTGTGGTTAAAGCTGGAAGTAGAGGTGTAGTAAAAGCTTTTGAAAAAGGAGTTACTTCTACTGTAGCAAAAGATGTTATTAAAGCAAGTACTCATCCTTCTTTTGGTTCATTAAAAAATTTAAAGCTTTCTCCTGAAGAAGCAGAAAAAATTATTGTATCTAGTGGTAAAACAGTAAATCCTAAAAGAGTTGCTGTTGTAACAAAAGCATATGAAGAAGCTTCTGCTAAAGCAATAAGAAATGCTCGTAAAGACCCTTCATTATTACAAGCTCAGCATTCTTTAGAAAATAAAATTTCTAATACAACTTTAAAAGCAGCTAGTAAAGAAAATCTTAAGCGTGTAACAAAAGACTTAGCTCATGAAACAGGTAAAGCTGCAGAAGCTGTCTATGACGCTACAGGTAAATATATTGTTAAACCAGTTGTTAAAAAAGTAAAAGAAATTGCTCCTAAAATTGGTGATGCTTTAGAATCAGCTTATGATTTTTCAAAAAATGCAACTCCTGTTGTTAGACCTTTGGTAGCTCCTGCGTTTAAAAATATTTACGCTGCTGCAAAAAACAAAGAATGGCAAGAACAAACTCCTGGGGTATTTACAAATAAAAATACTCCAGGTAAGTTATACAGAATTAATGCTGATGAAACTGCATATGAGGAAATTAAAAGTACAGTGAAGCATCCAAATTATTCACAACCTATTCCTGGAGTTAAAGTTAAAACAGATTCTTTATTAGTAAAGAAACCTGTAGTAAAAGCAGCACCTACACCTACAGTACAAGGAGATTGGTAATATATTAAATAACTTATTATGAAAGAAATAAAACACACCTCTATTTCAAAAGATGGTAAACAAATAAGAGATGAATATACTGATGGTACATTTAGTGCACCAAGACCTAATCCTGCATACAAAGCACCTAAAACACAAACTAAACCTGTATCTCAACCTTCTTATATGGCTGAGACTGTATTTGATGAAAATAATGCAGGTTTAGGAGATGGTTCTGTTCCTTTAGATATTACTCCATGGTATGGAGATAATATGAGAACTCAGTATAAACCTGAAGAATGGACAGCTTTTGTAAAAAGTACAGGATTTAAACCAACTGTTGCTAATACTAAAGCAGATCCTAGAGCTCAAGTTAGAGAGTTTCAACATTACTTATCTAAACAAGATGGTTGGAAAGATGAGATTGCAAATTTACATTCTAACTCTAAAGGTTTTGGTACACCAACTAAATCAGGTAAAAAGTTTGATGGATATTTAGGAAGAAGATGGGATGTTATTTTAGAGAAAAAGTTTCCTAAAAAAGAGCCTGAATCTGATTTAAAAATTACACCTGCAGCAACTGACCCTGGTACAGAACCTGGACCAATTGCAACTAATCCTCTTCAAACTAGAATTCCTAATAAGACTAGAGCACCATGGTGGTTACAAGATAAGATAAAGATTGCAGGAGCTGCTTTTGATTTAGCTAATATTAAAAAATATCAACCATGGCAAGCTAATCCTGATGTAAGATTACCTGAGGCTACTTTCTATGATCCTACGCGAGAACTTGCTGCTAATTCTGAACAAGCTAATATGGCTTATCAAGCTCAGACTGCTTTTTCTAATCCTCAACAACTAGCTGCAGCTAGTGCAGTAACTCAAGGTCTTGCTGCTAAGAATGCTGCAGATATTATGGGTAGATATAATAATTTAAATGTAGGAGTAGCTAATCAATTATCTCAAAAACAAACTGAAATTTTAAATGTAGCTGCTCAAAACAAAGCTGCTAATGATACTCAGTTATGGGATAAATATACAACACTTAATCAGAACTTTGATAATAGCAAAGACATGGCAAGACAAAATTTAAGACAGAGTTTTATTGATGGTGTTACTAACAGTGCCAATACAGCTAACTTAAATGAACTGTATCCTCAATTTGCTGTTAATCCAAGTGATGGTGGTAAGATGTATTTCAAAGGAGCTACAAGTGAGATTCCAGCAAACAGACCTTTTGATGCACAGGATGCTGCTTGGAAAAAAGCTCAGACTATGTCATCAGATCCTACTATACAATTACAGTTATGGAAAACCATGGTAGGAAAAGGAGATTCTCAAGAAGCAACTGTATAACAAATAAACTTTATAAGTGTATTATCCTATGATTTACATTTTGTATATTTAAATCATAATATTATTAAAAACTATGGCAACGTATTTAAATGGAAATCAGGATTATATCCCACAAATTCAACCTTTCAAACCTGACTATAACTTTCTAGGAAACATCCTACAAACTAAACAGGGTAAATATGATTCTGCTAAAAAGAAAATAAGTGATATTTATGGTTCTATTTTGTATGCTCCATTATCTAGAGAAGATAATATTTTAAGACGCGATGAATTTTTTAAAGCAATAGACCAAGACATCAAAAAAATATCCGGCCTAGATTTATCTTTAGAGCAAAATGTTGACCAGGCAAGTAAAGTATTTGAAGGATTCTTTGAAGATAAGCATATGTTTAATGATATGGTTAAAACTAAAAGACACTATTCTGAACTAGACAAAGCTGAGAATTCTAAGTATTGTTATGATCAAGATAAATGTGGAGGTACTTACAATCCATTATCTGTACAAAAATTACAGTATAAAATGGAAGAGTTTAAAAAAGTATCAGCTGATGAGTCTTTAAATTTTGATTTAGGAAGTTATGACTCTTACTATAACTGGCAGAAAGATGCTATCAAGGTAGCAAAAGATTCAGGATTAAATGTTACTAGAGAAACTCCTACAGGACCATGGATTATTAAAGATAAGAATGGAAAATTAATTGAGACTACATTATATAGTTTATTCAAAGGTGTTTATGGTGATGACTCTAGAGTTGCTGCTAATTATGAGACCCAGGCTTATGTGGCCAGAAAGAATGCTATTAAAGCTACTACTTCCCTATATGGTTCAGAAGAGCTTGCAGAAAATGCTTATTTAGAAAAAGCAATGAATGATGGTGTAAAGGTTATTAAAAAAAATCTTTCACATATTAGTACAGCTTATGATTTATTAAATGCTAAACAGTTAGAGCTTGAAGGTAAAAATGGAGCACTTACTGATGAGCAAGCTTCTTTATTAGAAGCTATCTATGCACAAAAAGAAGTTTATGAGGGTAACAAGAAAGGTTTAGAATCTACACTAGCTAGTGTTACGGCAGATATGGATCAAGGTAATATTGAAGCTTTAAGAAGAAAAGCTGATACAGCTGCGTCATCTGCATTTGAAGAAGCTGATATGGTAAGAACTGCTGAGGTATTATCTCACAGAGATGAAGAGCATACTATAAAGGAAGATCCTTATAAAATGGCTGCATATAACCATTCATTAGCTAAAGACTTAGAAGCCTTTAAAGATGTCATTGGAAGAAAAAGAGATGTTTGGAAACATGAACTTGATACAAAATTAGAATTATTTAAAGGTCAAGTAGCTGCAGGTAAGGTACCGGGAGTTACTCCTGATGCCGTTGTTAATCTTATGGAAGCTGTTCCAGGAGGAACTAATTCATTAGATGCTTACGGTAATCCTGATGTAGTTTATATGAAAAAAGCAGATGAAGCTATCGCGGCATCTACTGCTTCACATAGTGATTCTAACAGAGTATTATGGAATGCTTTTACAGCAGCTAAAGGAGCTGGTGGTATTGGAGCAACTAATTATTTAAATACACTATATGGTAAAGGCAAATGGGAGAATATTGAATCTCCTGAACAGTTAGCTGCTTTGACTAAAGGTAATCCTTATGTGTATATGAAGAGAGCTGTTGACTATTTAAAAGAACCAAAAAATCCTACAGGAGATTGGGGTAAAGAAGTTTTAAATAGTAATTCAGAGTTTATCAGTAAAGCTGATGAGAAGAGTCAATCTTTTAATGCAACTATTACAGGATTTAAAGCGGGTGTTAAAAAAGTAACAGACAAGTTAGCTTATAATCCTGATTTTAGATATGCTAATAAAATGTTGAATGAATATGGCATGATTAGTAGAGATGAAAAACCTACTCAAGCTTTTATTAAAGCATATCAAAAAGATCATCCTGATGCAGACTTTGATGATATTGAAGATTCTTATCATGCTCATGTTAGTGAATTCTTTGAACAGTATAATAAAACAAATGGAGGAGGTATAACCTCATCTACTGGTTTATCATATACAGGAGTTGACTCAGGAGATAGATCTAACAAAAACAACAAACAAATTAATAGTGAAATTCTTAATGTATTAAACCAAGCTTATGCTAAGCCGGGAAGTTTTAAAGCTTTGATCGGTAATGCTAGTGCCACTAATTTTGCTAGTGCAAAAGAGAGTGATCCAGGTGTAGCTGCTTTCTTTAATCAGTTCAGAATGGATATGGCTAAGGCTACATTAAAAGATGCTAAAAGACCAATCTATAATGTAATTGCTAATAGTATTTCTGCAGATTCTACAGATCAAAGTTCATTTACTATTGTACCATCTAAAGAATATGTTGAACAATACATGGCCCAGAATAAAGATAAGCCAGGATTAGTTCCGGAAAGTATTATATCAGAAGGAGCTACTTTTTTCTTTAATAATAAATTAGTAGACAGTCAGTTTAATAGTGCTGGTAAAACTAGTAATTATGAAAACATTCTTACTAATTTAGGAAGTACTCAAGTAACTACATATGCTGATGATGGCGGTATTTTAGATATTAAATATGATAAGTTTTCAGGTAAAACTACAATCTATCCTACATTAAAAAGAAATTCTATAGACAGACCAATGTATGATCTTAAGATAAGTCCTATAGTTGTGGATGATATAAGAGATGTTCAATCAAAAATTGATGAATTGAATCTTAATCTACAAACATTAAGTATGACTAATCAACAAATTGATCAGCAAAAAGCATTATTAAATCAACAAAAATCTCAATAGCATGGCTGAAGAAACTGTTCCCCCAAATGATAATTTTACTATAGAGTCATTACAAGAACAAGCTAGAAGAGATATAGCGACAATGCAACAGTCAATGCATTCTCCTGCTAAGCCTGATAGTATTGATGCTTATAAAAATGTTGTAGGAAATCCTTTAACAGGAAGTAATCCTGCTATAAGAAATTCTTCAGATCCTTCTTTAGCTCTTATACAAAGTTTTGGTAAAAATGTAAACTCTGCACAAGGAGCTGCTAGTAATCCTTTTGCTAGTATGAGACCCTATACTTATAGTGGTGATACTGATACTGCAGACTTTGAAAGATATCAATCTAGCGGAGATGCCTATGATAAATTAGGATATTCTCCTTACCGTGATAATGAAAGTTTGTATAACAACAAGATGACCTTTGGTGACCAGTTTGTAAGAGCTGCCGGGCAATGGGATAATCTAGTGGGTACAGGTTTTATGTCAGGATTAAAATCTTGGGGTACTATCTTTACAGATCCTTTAGCTCCTGATATTCAGGGAGCAAGAGAAATGTCAAGAGCTATGAAAATTGGTTCTTCTAATACAGGAGGAATAGGAGCTTTCTTTACAAATACTTTCTTAAATTCTGGATACACAGTTGGTATTGGTGTTGACTTTTTAGCTGAAGAATTAGCTTTAATGGGAGTTACCGCTCTTACTGGTGGAGCAACTGGAGAAGCTGTAATAGGTAAAGGATTACAAGCTGTTAATAATATATTCAGAGGAACTAAAGCAACTGCAAAAGGTGCTGAAGCTTTAAAAGATATGACTGTTATAGCAGGTGATATCAATAAATCAAGACAATTTTGGAATAGTATTCCAGGTAAAGTAATCAGAGAAACTGCAGATATTTTAAATCCTCTTGATCAAACTGTAGATGCTGTTAAAGGTATTGCTAAAGCATCTAAGATTGAAGGGTATGCAATGGATTATGCTAAAGTTTCAAAAACTTTTGGAGCTTTTGCTGATGACTTGTTGATGATGAAAGGTGCTGTATCTGAAGCTAAATTAGAGGGAGGTATGGTTAAAATTGATATCTCTAAAGATTTAATTGATGAGTACAGAGCTAACTATGGAGTTGACCCGGTAGGAGAAGAACTTACTAAGATTGAAAAGATTGCTAGTGATGAAGCTCACCGCGTTGCCTTCTGGAACTTGCCAGCTATTACTACAAGTAATAAATTAATGTATGCAACTATGCTTGCTCCTATGAGAGGTCTCCTAGGTAGAGAAGGTGCTGTTAAATTAGTTGATGACTATATCTTTAAGAAAGGTAAAGGTTTTGTTGCTGTTGGAGATGACATTGCATCTAAAGCAGGAGCTGCCGCTAGTTCATTAGCCAGTGGTAAATTCTATAAAGGCTTTGGTATGAATTACCTTAAGGCCAATTTTGCTGAAGGTATCCAAGAAAATTTACAAGAAGCTATTTCATCAGGAGCTGCCGCACATGCTAAAGCTTTATATAAAGACCCGATCAGAGCTTCTTATGAAAACTACATGCCTTATTTTATGCATGGTTTAAATGAACAGTTATCTGCACAAGGTGCCGAAACTTTTGCGGGAGGTTTTGCTATGGGTATGTTTGCACAACCTATAATGGCTATACCATCTGTCAGTATTAGTAAGTTAATTAAAGCTGTTGATGGTAAAGATTATGGTAAACTTAAAGCTGAAAGAATGGCTGAAAAAGAAGCCAAAGCAAAAGTACTTAATGAACTATATAATAATTCTTTACTTTACTTAGGATCTGATATTGGACATGCTACTGTAACAGGTAATTTAGCTAATGATGTATACAGTGCAGCTAGGGCCGGCAATAAGAAAGAAGCAATTGATGCATTAGATAATATGACTAATAATCATATTATCACAGCTCTTCAGACTGGTAAGCTAGATATCATAATTGATAAAATGAAGCAGTATGAAAATTTTAGTGCTGCTGAAACTAAAGAAGCTTTTGAGAAATATGGTATTAAAACAGATGAAGATGTTCAGAAAGCTTCAGGTAAAATAAAAGGTATTATTGAAAGAGCTAAAGCATTAAAAGAACATTATGAAGATGTAGTTGAAAAATATCCTAATCCTTATGTATTAAAAAATGTAAATCTTCCTATAAAATATATTGAAGATTTAAAAACTTTACAAATAGCCAGTCATGCTTGGGATAAAGCAGTACAAAATTTAGTATTTGCTAAAGCTACTTTTGATACTACAAGTGCCCGTGTAGCTGAAGTAGCTAATACTTTTTCACAGATATCAACTGAGTTTGCTAAAGGAGATGCACAAGCAATGTTCTCTATGCTTAATCCTTCTGTTACTAAAAATGAAATAACACAGTTAAAAAAGGATATAAAATCATTAGATGATACTATTCCTGAAGCTGCTAAAACAAAGAAAGAAAAAATTAAACAACTTGAAAAGCTGAGTAATTATTATGAAGCTATGAAAGTTACGCGTACTGATACTTCTCCAGAAGCTATGGAGAAAGCTAAAGAAGCCTTTGGTGATTATGTAGGGTATCTAAGTAAAAAGAATGACCATATTGTATTCACTGAAGCTTTGGACAATGCTTTTACTATTGTCAAGGATCATATGAGTATGAAGAATGACATGCAGGGATTAGCTCAAAGTATCAATGTATTAATGGCTCCTAAAAACTTCTTTAAGTTACATCAAAGATTAGAAGAAACTTATACTGCTATTGTTGATGAAATGCCAGAAACTATTGATGATAATGAAAAAGCATCTCAATATGATATTGATCAAAAGAAGGTTATTGCTGATATTGCCCGTAGCAGTGTCTTAGGTTTAAATGTTCCTATAGAGTTTCAAGATGCTTTTAATACAGCTCATGAAGAAGGAACAGAATATCCAAAACTTGAATATTTTATAGATAGTAAAGGTAACAAAGTTACTTCAGGCCCTGAGTTTGATATTGCTGTTGATATGTGGAATAAGTATATCAGAGTTATTACTGAAGCTAAACCTAAGGCTCCTGCAGAAGAAGAAGAGATTTCAGCTGAAGATATTGCTTATCAAAAAGCAAATGTAGATTTTATTAAAAATAAGATTAAAACTTTAAAAGAAAAGTCAGCTTTATTAAATAAAGATGCTGATACTATTAAAGATACATTGGCCTTTTTAGTAGACAAACTTGACAATTCTGTAGACTTAGCTCAAGAAGATTTAAGACGTATATCTAACCAGTTAGATGTAATGTTGAGTCCGATCAAGTCTTCTTTACTTTATAAAACTAACAGAGGCAAAAAGACAGCCTCTCAATTAAGACAAGAGTATAGAAAAGAGATTCAAGTATTAAATGATGTTACTGATAGGATTAAAGACCTTAAAGAAGATTTAGCTTTTATTGAAAGTAATAGTGCAGATTTAAAAAGACAAGCTGATTATTACGCCAACTTATTAAGAGATCCTGCTTTTACTATGTTTGATGCTGAAGAGCTTCAGGCTAAGCATGCTAAAATAGTAGCTAAGGTAAATACAATTGAGAACTTAATTGATGGTATTAAAGCTGCCATTGCTAAGTCTATTGATTATATAAGAGATTATGTAAATAATATCTTTAAAGCTGAAGATACTATTAGAAAGTTTTCTGACTTAAATAACTATAGAGAGCTTTCTACTCCTGAAATCAATGAGTTAATGAATTCAGATTTAGAAGATGATAAGGTCTTCCTAGATAGTTATCCAGCACTTAAAGAGAGATTTGGTGTATTGGAGACTGATTTACTTTCTAACTTAGACAGCCTTGAATTTTCTGAAGAGGTAATGGCTTCAGAGCAAGAAAGAAAAGCTCAGCTAGAAGCAAGCTTACAGAAATATCAAAATCAATTAAGATATTTAGAAGAGTTATTTACTGTTTATAAAGAAGTTGACCTTACTCAAAAGGCTAATACTAAAGACCTGGAAGCTAAGGCAAAACAACTAGGTATCTCGGTAGAAGAGTTAAAGAGCTTTAGAGCTGCCGTTATTGATGATCAACCAGATGTACAAGAAGCAGATGCTGAAGAAAAAGCTAGATTAGAAGCTTCTATTACAGGATTGGAAGCAGATGCTGAAAAAATAGCTGTAGATATTATGACTTTTCAGGTAACTCCTGAAGATGTAAAGAAAGCTAAGGCTGATGAGAAAAAGCTTATAGAGGATATTGTAGATACTTTCCAACCAGAGTCAAGATTTACTGATGATATTGACTGGATGGTAGATTCTGATACTAACAAAATCATTATTAGAATTGATGGTATTGATTATACGCGTGAGGATATCCTAAATGACTATGAGTTACCAACAAGTATGCCTAGAATGGATGTACTTGCTGAGATGAAAAGACTACAAACAGCTTTAGATTTTGAGATAGGAGCTGTAAAACAAAAGACAGAAGTCATTCTTAATACTGCCGGGCCAACTTTAGAAACAGTTAAAGTAAACCTGAACACCCTATCTATTGCTCAACTTAAAGATTTAAAAGGTCAGATAGAAGAAAAAGCTGATGTAGAGCAACATAAAGCTGATAAAGGTAAGGCACCTGTAGAGAATGTTAAAACATTGAACCAAGATGCTAAAGTAGTTGGTAAGATTATTACAGTTAAAGAAGCTGAAACAGACCTTAAAGCTGATACCGAAAAAAATAAAATAGAATCAACTGATAAAATTATTTGGGGGCATCCAACTATTGGTAAAAGCTATCTTAAAAAAAAGGGGGATGATAGATTTATAACTCTTGATGATGACTATAAAGATGAAATAAATACTTTTATAGATGCTAATAGAGGTTCTGAAAGTAGACAAGAATATAAAGGTAGAAAACCTAAAGAGTATAATGATTTTATGGTTAACCTTTATGAAAAAATTAAAGTAATAGCAGAAAAAGAAGGTAAAAAATTATTTGTTTCAAATACTCATATTTTAAATACTAAAATGGGAGATTTTGATAAAGTAATAAATATATCTAAAAAAGAGTTTGAGAAAAGACTCAAATCTCCAGATAGAAATAGTTTTAACAATTATCATTTTGATGATTGGAAATCTGAGATAGATACTGTAATAGCTAAAGTAGATAACTCTAAAGTAATTAATACAACAGGTTATTTATCTGATTTATTAGAACGTAATTTTGCTACTATGGATGAGTTATTAACAGCAAAAGAAGCAGAATTAAAAGAAAAAGTTGGAGATGCTTTAGCTGAGGATAAGAAAGCTGTATTTGACGAGGTTACTGCTAAGTATGATGAGTTAATCAAGAACTTTAAAGAGACTGCTCCGGTAACTAAAAAAGACAAAGTAGCTGATAAAAAAGCTGAAGAGGAAGGTAAAGTGGTTCATACATTTACTTTTGTTTTACCTACAGTTACTGAGAAAATAGCTACTATTAATTCTGATTTAAACTTACAAAGTTTAAAGATGGCAAAAGCTAATAACTTTGAGATTATTTATAATAATAAGAACTACATTATTGATAAAATTAATAAAAATTCGGTAACTTTGGTGGATAGCCTTAATGTAAAAACTGATGTAGCAGAAGAGAACTTTAGTGATTTATTAGTAGTTGAGCCAGGTATTAATGAAGCATCTCCTGAAGAAGTAGAGATGATATCAAAAAACCAAGAAACTGTTAGCACTCCTAAAGATTTTACTGAACCTACAGCTAAACTTACAGAAGAAGAGTATAAGAGTATTTTATTAAAAAATTTATGTTAGTTATCTTATGGTATGTGATTTAAGTCAAAACAATTTAAAAGATCATCTTCAAAACTATGCAAATGCAATAATTGAAAGATTATCTAAAACTCCTAACTTTTCTGCACAGGAAGTAGCTCATGAAATATACAAGTCTATATTTCAAGCTAAAGGTGATATCAAACAAGCTTTGAGTATTGCTTATCATGTTCCACAGATAACTTATGATTTAATTAAAAATAATCCACAGATTAGTGAAAAAGAGTTAACTAAAAAAGGTTATGATTCTACAGCTTTATTAGCTAAAATTAATGAGCTAGAAGCTTCTACTGATAAGATACAAGCTATTGCAAATTACTTAAATGTAACTGTTGATAGTGTAACTGAGTTACTTAGAATAAATGCTGAACAACCAAGTAATGATGATGTAATCATTATAAAAGCTACAGAGTCTGAAGTTTTAAAAATGGCAAGTGCTGTATATTCGGCATCAGCTTTAAATAGTACAGGAGTAACTGAAGAAGAAACTAAAGGTGCTGAAGGTGAAGAATCAGCAAGAAGTTTAGATAAAAGAAAAGAAGATGAGATTTTTTATCAAGATACTTTAGTTAAAATACTAGGTGCTAGAACAGATAATGATGTACCTTTTGATAAAGTAAAATATGGTGATCATACTGGATTCAAAGGTGTTGTAATGTATGAAGTAGATATTAAAAAAGAAAGTACTATAAAAGCTAATAGAGATTCTTTTATACAAACTCCAGGTGGTAAAACTATTCTTATACCTCAAATTGCTATTGGTGATACTAAAGGAAATTTATTATATTTTAAACCTGATGGAACTATTGGCAATAAAACTAATGGTAAAGTAGTTTATTTTACATTACAAAGTGCATCTCCAGCAAATCAAAAAGCTTTATATGAAATTAAAAAAGCAGCTTTAAAACCAGAAGATTGGACAGAAGCAAACCTAAAGGCTATAAAAGAACAAGTTAATGAAGAGTATGAAGTATTAAATGGTATTTTAAATAGTTTAAGTACATCTAGTAAAGTTATTGTTGATATTACAAAGATTAATCCTGGTACAATTAAAATTTTTGATGAAGCTAAAGGACTTCAAAGATCTGAAGTTAGATCACAAGTATCGGATTATAACTTAACACCTAAAGAAGCCAATGGTATAACACTTTTACCAGTAACTTTAGAACAAAATGGATTGAAATACAGAGCTGAATTACCTCATTTAATATTTGATGATTCTGGAAGAGCTAGTGATTTATTTAATAGTTTTAAAATTGGTCAACAAGATCCTGAATTATTAGATCATATTATTGATGTATTATTTAACACTATTGAAGGTAAAACCAATGATCAAAGATTAGCATACATTAAGCAGTTCATTAATGTTATGCATGGTGATGAACATATTAAAGAAAGTGAAAGATATAAGATTGGTATAAATTCTAAAACTAATGGGTTATTTTTATATATTAATGGTATAGGTAAACCATTAACTAAAGAAAATAGAGAATTTGTAAAAGAGTTTTTAGGTAAAGCTGCCACTATACATTTTGATGTAAAAAGTTATGCTAAAAATGAATATGAAAAATATAATTTAGATGTAGCTAAAGATGGTACAGTTAAAATTATTAAAGAAGAAAAAATACCATATCAGCCATTTATCTTTCCTAAATTTACTACTAGATTTATCATGGATAAAACTAGTAAGAGACCTATGAGTGTTAATGGTTATATCAGTTTTGATAAAGCTAAAACAACTACAGAAGTTAAAGCTGAAGTAGTAACAACAACTGAAAAAGTAAAAGAAGCTAATGTACCTCTTACTCAAGAAGAAGATGATTTAAACTTTGAAGATCTTAAGAGAAGTAAATTAATTGAAAATATTGCTACACCTCAGCAAAAAGAAAAAGCTGAAAAGTGGTGGAAGAATAGTGTGTTCTCTAAAGCTGTAGATAGCACAGGTAAGCCTTTGTTTACATTATCAGATATGAGAAATGTAGTTAACTCTGATGCTTGGGCTACATACAGAAACTCTATTGTGACTTTATATGAAGGATCTGATTTTACACACGGTTATCATGAAGCATGGCATGCATTCAGTCAAGTATTCTTAACTAAGAATGAGAGAACCTCTTTATATGATAAGATAGGTGATTTAGAAGGTACTTTCTCTGTTGTTAGAAATCTTCCAGGTACTACTGAAGTAACTTTAGAAAATGTTAAGTTCTCTGAAGCAACCCGCTTAGAGAAAGAAGAATTCATTGCTGAAGAATTTAGGAAGTATGCTATGAATAATGGCAAGTTTAAAGGTGCTCAGACTAAAAAGAAAAATATATTTGCTAGAATATTTGACAGAGTTTGGAAAGCTTTACAAAATTTAATGGGTACTAACTCTGATGTATATTCTGCACCGGGCACACAACCTGTTTTAGAAACTATATTTAATCAATTGTATACAGCTAAATCTCAAAAAGATTTATTACCATACAGTCCTAATGTTGATAATGCTGAATTTGGTTTATTAAATAGTGGTGGTATTATATTTGAAGATCCTAATGACTCTTTAACAGAATCTGAAGCATTACTATTAACTAGAACTATTGATGGTATTATATCTGAACAAGTTACAAAACAAGTTCAAGTAAAAAATAACTATGGTACTGTTAGTTTAATATTTTCAAGTCCTGATGCTTTAACTAGTATATATAATTTAGCTAAAGTTAGATTAAACAATAAACGTATAGAGTATTTAAATCAATTAAATGAAATTCAAGCAGAACCTGATTCACCTTTAAAAGCAGCAGAAGTAAGTATTTTAGAAAATAAAATTCAACTTTTAAGTAAAGCTGTTAAAGATGAAGTATTTGGTGATGTTAAAAATGTATTACTTAATAAAGATGCTAGTCCATCATTGGTTGGTTTTCATAGAACTAATAGTGCTTTTTCTGACATGTTTGTTAAGCTAAAAGAAAAAGAAGTTATTGTTAATGAAGAAGGTGAAGTAGAATCTGAGAAAGAAGAAGATGATGATTTAGAAGGGGGTACTCCTGAAGAACTATCTAGAAGTTTTGAAGCAGGCAATAATAGTATATCTTCTGAAAAGTTAGCTGATGACTTAGTATTGTATTTAGTTAAGAGTTTATTAAAACAAAAAGCTAATGGAGAAATTGAACTTAATGATTTAGGTTTTGCTGAACCTATTGAGTTCTTGCCATTTTGGAGAGTACTTGTTGATAAAGTATCTGGAGAAACAACTGTATTAGGTTTGTATGAGAATATCAACAAAGCTTCTAAATTGTCTCCTTTATTTTCTCAACTATTAAGTAAAATTTATGTACAACAATTAAATGAAGATAAGTCAGCCGCTTCTCCAGAAGAGTCTTTAACTACTATGTTTAAGCATAGTACGGAGATTGGTAAGATATGGATGAAAATGGTTCAGTCTTTAAATCTGCACAAAACAGAATTAATTGCTAATACTATTACTGTTGAGAAAGGTAAAACAGAAATCAGAGTTGGTAAAACCTCAGCTGCTTATCATAACATTAAAAACAAAGTATGGCCTAATCAGTTTGAGAAAAAAGAAGTAGGTGGTTTTGTTACTAAAGATTCAGATGGTATAAACATTGTTGATATAGATAAAGTAGTAAAAACTTATATAAGATCAGAAAATAATCTAAAAGGTGAAACTACATACTATATTGATGGAGACAATAAAAATAACTATGTACCTTTCCTAAATAGTATTGGTTTATATGTATCCAACATTCCTCAAATAGTAAAAGCATTATCAGCTAATGATGTAAATTATATAGCAAAGAGTCTTTACTTATTAAATGAACACAATAAAAACTTTCCTGATAAAAAGATAAACATAAGTGATGCTGCTGATTTCTTTTCTAAAGAAAGAAAATTGTCAAAAGATGTTACATTAGTAGCTAATGATGGAGCTGTGAATAGAATAGCTGAATATGAAGCAACATACTCTTTAGAGTATTCATCTTCAATGAAGTTAACTCCTACAAATGATTTAAAATCAACTGTAGCTCTTAATAGTTCAGATACTCAACAAATCAAAGCTTTAAATAAAGCTAATAATTTTGGTGATTTACTTTCAAATGCTCCTGAAATGGTGCATATGAACAGACTTAATCCCTTGAGTAATCCTGCGGTAAGAGGTTTGATAAGCATTAATTCAATGTTTGCAAAAACTGGAGAAAAATTAAATAATGAAGCTGCTTATGTAGATTTAACAGGTACTTCTTATGTAAATAAGAATGAGAATGAGTATGGATCAAAAGGTATAACTCATGTAAAAATGGGATACTTGGATACTATTCTATCAAACTTTATATCAACCTTAGGTGGTGGTTACATGAAAAGTATTACACCTGGAGATAAAAGTTCTTATTTAGCTTTTAAATTAGACCATATTAATACTTATTTAGGTAAGCAAAATCCTAATTTATACATTGATACTTTTGAGTTCTTTAAAGAAGGTGATAATTTTATTATGGGTTCTGATCCTATGTATAAAATTTTGGATATGTTGTATCCAAAATTAGAGGGTGAGATTAGAAGAATTGCTATGGTTGAAGCTGATAAGTTACTTCCTATAGAAAAGCAATGGTACAGCAAACTTACAGGTTTTAAAAATGCAGATAAGTTTGATATTTTTGATGAGATATTACAACCACAAACTAAAAAATTATTATTAAAGTCTAAAATTATTTCTAAGCTTACTAAAGAAGGAAAAGACTTAGTTGAAATTTTAAATGCAGATGCTAAGTTAAAATCAGAAGTTGTAAAGGATATCAAGAATTTCTTTGATGCTTTAGAAAAAAGCTATACTGAAAAATTATTTGACCCAATTTTTGGTGAAGGTAAACCTATGCCTGAAGCTTTGCGTGAACTAGCTCTTGCTGATTTAATTAAAAAAGATCCTTTAAAAGTTGTAGGTCTTGGTGTAAATAAAGAAGCTGTTGATATGAATATTAAACAAGGAGCTATTAAATCTTACATGTTTAATAACTTCATTCACAAAACAGAAACTACTGTGTTATTCCAAGGTGATGGTTTCCAATTTGATCATTCAAAAGATGAGATAACTAAACGTACTTCAGGTTCACAATCAGGAGGTTCAGTATTTCCAGTAGATGCTCTTACTAAAATCTACATTGATAAAATGAAAGGTAGAGCTTATGAAGAGAAATTAATAGAACAGGGTTTAAAAAAGAAAAAAGGTTTAGAGAATGTAAGAGAATATGGCCCTACATTAAATTCTGCTATCCTTGCTGAAAGTAAAGTAGCTAGTACATATTTTGATATGTACAGAGATTTGTTTAAGAAAGACTTTGAAAAAAGGATTAAAGATGAAGATGGTGTAAATGCTGCTTTATATGGTGTTGATTCTAAAACAGGTAAAATTGGTTCAGCTGCTAGAGATAGTAATGGTAAATACATTGATATTTATGATGGTGGTAAAATGAAGCCTTTTATTAATATTGAAGATGGTGATGGTCAAGGTTGGATTACATTTGATGCTTACCGTATATTAAAATTAGCTGAAGGTACCTGGACTAATGAACAAGATGCTTTATGGATGAAGATATTAAATGAAGAAGAAGTTAGTGCTTCTGATATCAGTGAAATGTTTCCTGTATACAAATTACAGTATAATGGTGCTTTAGCAACTGAAGTTGGAAGAATTCCTGTAATGGCTTTTCACAAGTTCTCTTTATTTCCATTAATTCCTAGTGTAATTAAAGGATTACCTGCAGAAACTATGCATAAAGCAATGATTGCTCAAAATATAGATTATGCTTTATTTAAGTCAGGTTCTAAAAGGTCTTCTATTAATGCTACAGATAACAATGTAGGAGATAAAATATATACTGGTGATACAAGTAAGATTAAAGATATGAATGATATTGAGTTCACTCCTAATCCTATTTATATCAGTTTCTTAAAAAATCAAACTGTAGTTAATGCTTACTTTAAAGATGAGTCTACATTCTCTTCACAGTTACGTAAGTTAATTACTACTGGGATGTATGAGAATGGTGTTCCTGTAGATTTTATTGAGAAGCATGGTTTTACAAATAAAGAAGATGTTATTTCTGCTTGGGGTAAAGTTGTTGATAAAAGAGGAGAAAGTCTTTTCCATGAATACGCGGAAAGATTAACAGATAGTATTGCTGATTTTGTAGAGTATAAAAAGAAAGAGTTACTTGATGAGTTAGGTTGGACTGAAGCTGATTTAGATGTAACAGATGCTAGTCCTGCAAAAATGGCTACTATGTTTACTTTCTTAGATAAGGAACTTAAGAAACAAGGATTTAGTGAGCATGAGAGAGCTTTACTTAAAGGAGATGCAACAAATACTGATTTAAGTAATAGTCCTTTAGCTGCCCGTTTTGAGAAAGTAATTCTAGCTATTGTCAATAACCGTATTGTTAAATCAAAATTAAAAGGTGAAGCATTAGTAGAGTTGTCTTCAGCATTTATGCAGAATGATAAATTCAGAATGCCAACTGATGAAGAGAAAGCTAAGTATGATGATTTTGGTACAAATGGTTTGTCTTCCTACATAGTAGATGTTAATGGTAAAGAAAAAACTATAGGTTTTAAGTTTAAAAGAGCTTTAAGACCTATGGATGAAAACTTATTTAAACTTAACTATTTTGTTAAAGATGAAAAAGGAAACTATGTTAAGTCAGATAAAACTATAGAAGTACGTAAAAATAATGTAGTTGATTTTGAGGCTAGTTTAGATAGACTTAATGAGATGTTGAGAGTTGATGCATGGTTGCAACATGATGATAATTACAAAAAAATAAGATTAACAGGTGTAAGGATTCCTACACAGGGTCATAACTCTATGGAATTTGGACAAGTTGCTGAGTTCTTAAGACCTTCTGCAGGTTCTGTTATTATTATACCAGCTGAGATTGTAGCTAAATCAGGTACTGACTTTGACGTAGATAAAATGACTACATACTCTCCATCCTTGACCAGTAGTGGAAAGTTGATGCAAAAGTTTACTGAAGAAGAACATAAAGAAAGAGTTCTTAAAGCTAAAACTTTATATAAAAATTTATTAGCTGAAAAGAATAAAACACAACTTAAAGAAGATATTAAAAATGCAAAAGCTCAAGTAAGTAATAAATGGTATTTAATTCAGCCAGATCTTGGAAGATTTAGAAATGCTGTTGAGAAAGATGCTAAGAGATTAAAAAATGTTAACGAAGCATTATTAAAAAAATTAACTACTAAAAAGAACAGAAATTTAATTGCTACTTTAAATGATCCTGAAATTCAAGTTACTTTAAAAGCACTTTTTCCTAGAGCAAATGCTATTTATGAGAAAGAACTTAAAGGAGCTAGTATTGAAGATTTAGAGAATTCTGAAAAAGAATTAAATGCTTTATTTGCTGAAAAAGATGAATTATATGATGCAAGTATTGCATTCCAAGATGCTCTTGATGAACAAGATTACCCATTAGGTGGTATTCAAAATGAGTTAATTGAGAACATGACTAATATATTATCATTACCTCAATTAGCAGTTTCCTTACTATCTCCTAATGATACAAACTTAGCTAAGCCAATTTCTGATGAAATTAAAAAAGCTATCAGTACAACAGATGATGAACTTGATTTTACTAAATCTATTGTAACAGGTAAGAAATTACATGATAAAGGTATTAGTCCTACTAAAGCTTATACTGAAACTTATAATACTAAGAAACAAATAGAAAATACATCAAGTAAAGACTCTTTAGGTATTGCTGCTGTAGATAACTATATTAACATTCTACTTAATAGAAGTGGTGCCAAATTAAGAAAAACAGTAAATGTTAATGCTAAAGTTAATATCAGTAAAACTAATGTTCCTAATTATAAACCAAGAGGAGTTACAGTGCCTATTGATTTAAGACTTAAGCATAATAAAATTGATGGAGCAATATCTTTATCTAATATCTTAGATGCTAATGGAGTTATCTCAATTGCTGATGTAATCAACCAGTTAATGAATGGATTTGTAGATGCAGGTAAAGAAGCATGGGTTGTGTACTTACAGGGTAATCCAGAAGTAGTCCCTAAATTCTTATTTTTACTTGAAGCAGGTGTTCCTATTGAAGAAGCTGCTTATTTCTTATCTAATCCTATAACAAGAGATTATATTAAAGAAAAAGCTAAGAGAAACTCAGTATTGAATTTTTTAGTTGATGACTCTGGTAAAACAGCTTATGATACAACAGGTGATTTTTTAAAAAAATTAAATCTTCCTTTTGCATTAAAAGAAATGTTAAGTAAAAATGGTGGTAATATTTATACTTATTCTGAAATTATCAATAGTATATCCTATAAGAATGACTTTGAATTAGCAAGTCTTAAAAATATTGTAAACTCAAAAGCTAACTATGATAATAATGCACAGATTGCAGGGTTTTTAGAGTACTTGTATATTGAAGAGATTGTTGCTGATTATGATGAGATGAAGAAAGTAATGAATCCGGATACTAAAAAAACTCCTGATTTATATACTGCTCAATCTAAAATAAAAGCTCTTGGTGATGTAAGAAGTTCAAAAATTATTGATACTGATTCTATTGATGGTGTCTTTAATGAGAGTATTATATCTCCTTATTACATTCAAGAATTTACCAGAAAACTATTTAGTAGAGTATTTAAATTGAGAGATTCAAGTATAGTTAATAGATTTTTATTAGATACTTTTTCAGAGATTAAAAACAAAGCTGCTGCTAAAAGAGTAACTGGTTATGTTAATGAAGTTTATATCAGTAAGTTTAAAAACTTTATTGCTCAATATATTTTTGCTAATGAGTTAAGAAGATACAATCCTTTAACTAAAGATTACACAACAATTAATGGTAAAAAACTTAATAAACCTCAAGAATTTTTTGATAAAGTTAATGCTGATTATGACAATGGTGTATACTTGGATACTTATACTGGTCCTAACTCTTACTATTCAAGAGGTATAGCTCCTATTAGTCCTAATGCATTTCCCGCACTTGAAAAGGGTAAAGTTAATGAAGACCTTAGAACAGATTTTATTGAGTTTGTTTTAGAAAGAGAACAGTTAGAAGAAAATATTAAACTTGAAGATGTAGTTAATTCTAAAGAGTTTATTTTAAGAAAGCAAAGATTAGTTAATTCTGGTAAAGAGTTATATCAAAATAGAACTGAAGAACAGATTAATCAATTAACATATTCAGATATGTTAACTAATAAAGCTCTTACAAATACTTATAATATTTGGCAGTTGTTCAGATCTGGTGATAATACTATTGCTAAAGAGTTAATGGATATCATTACTAACTATCCTGAGTTATCAGAATCTGTTAAGTATTCAATTTTAAAGCAATTTACCTCAAAAGGAATTCCTAATTATAAGGAGCTTAGAAATGTATTAAATTTTAAATTAAACAATTCAGGTGAATTAGATGAAGCTTTAATTAGTGATTATAATACTCAATGGAATAATTTAGCTAATGTAGGAGAATTTAAAGTAGTTGGTGATGATATAGAAGCAGCAAGAGCTAATGCTTATATCAGTAAATTTTTTGAAAATCTTCCTGTATATGCTTTCCTTCAGTCAGGCATGGACTCTAGTGAGTTTTCATTATCTTCTGTAATGCCTTATACTAAGTATCAAAGAATTATAGAAGAAGCTTCTGCAAAGTTCTTGAAAAAATTAGAGACAGAAGATTCTACTAAATTATTAACAGGTTTAAAAGCTTTATTTGAAAATGTTAATAAGCTTTCTAGTAAAAAATTAAGAAATAGAGGGGCTAATTTAAAACAAATGCCTATTAATTTAAAAGGGTCTGCATATAGTATATATGAACAACCTTTTATTAAGGCAAGTACTAAGGTACCAGGAGTTTTTCTTATTGAGAGTACTTATGAAGAAAATGGTATATTAAAATCTGTAACTAAAGAAAAAATAGATGCATTAATTGATAGTAATAAAACTACTAAATTTATTTTATCTAATGTTGATTTAGTGGATGCAACAAAGAAACAGTATACAGTTGATGAAATTAAAGATAGGGTAAAGGAAGCTGTACTAGAAATTAAAGAAAATGGTTTTGATGTTGTAATATTTCAAGAAGGTGTTGGACATGATCCTATTGCTTTTTATACTAATAAGCCAGATCAAGCTATAACTGATTTTGTAGATATTCAAAAAGTTGAAGGTATTGATATTAGTACTAATTCAACTGATCCATTAGGTGCCGCGTTAACTAATCCTACAGAGTTATCTAAATCAAAAGGTGTGATTAAAAAATCTTATCCTGTTAAATTTAGAGATGTTGTTTATAAAGATGCTGAAGCTGCTTATCAAGCTTTAAAATCTACAGCTACTAAAGATGAAGGGCCTAACAATACTTATAAGTTAATGGTAGATATCATTACAGCTAAGTTACAACAACATCCTATGTTAGCTGAATATATTAATCAATATGGTGGTTCTGAATTTATATTAAAATCTATTCATCAGCCTACTAAAAAAGATACCGTATGGGAAACTAAAGGTAAAAACTGGTTCATCAGTGCTCTTAATGATGCTTATTTAAATGTAGCTAAACCTGAATTTGATAAACTTCCTTATAAATCAAATATGCCCAAAGAGCCTGCAATTGTATCAGATAAAGAACCTATTCAAGAAGTATCCAAAACTTTAACAGGTAAGATGTATAAGATTTATGAAAATGAAGCTAGAGAAGGCGTTATTTCTAAGTCTACATTTGATGCTATTAAAAATGGAGAACGTACTGCTACTACAAGATATGAATCTGAAGGTAAAATTGGTTATTGGAAAACAGCTAAAATTGGTGATATTATTCAGTGGGAATCTGCTACTGGTGAAAAAATTCTTACTAGAGTAACTAAACCTTTACATAAATTAAAAGGTAGTGGTAAAACTGTTAAAGAATGGTCTCAACTTGAAGGATGGTCTATTGACTATTTTAATAAAAAAGTAATGCCTAAACTTGATGAAGCTTGGCAAATTGAGTATGAATATATACCTAGTAATTCTGTAGAATTAACTCCAGCTGAAGAAACTATCATGGCTGATGACTCTTTAAAGAACTTTATAGCTGAGCAGTTAAATGAGAGTTTTGGCCTTAATTTGCCAGTAACTGAACCAGAAAGATTAATTTCTGATGAGGAAATAGCTAAATTTAAAGCTGTGGTTGATAAAACAGGTGCTTATCCTAAAGAATACTTCACTAACAATGGTGTAAGTAAGTGGATATTAAACTCTAATGATTTATATGACCTTATTGATCAAGATTCTCAAAGCATGTTATTGAAGAACTTTTCTTTTATATTGGGTAGTGTGGCTGCTAAAGCTCCTACAGAAACTCCGGTTAATGAACAGTACAGAGCTAAGAAGCTTGCTGAAATTAGAGGGGCTGAAAAAAATGGCCTAGGAGAATTATTGGCTACTAAATCTAAGAATATAAATAAAATTATCAGTAACTTAGAGGCTGCTTCTACACAAGAAGAAGTAAATGATATTATTAATGATTTAACTAAATTAATATGCTAAGTTGTCCTGTAGAATCAAGTCCAGAATGGATAAAAATTTTAGGTGAAGCTAATGGTAACAGAGTTGAAGCTCTTAAAGTATGGCAAGAACTTGAAGATAAGAAAACTGAAGAACCTGCTAAGGAACCCTTAGCTGAAGTAGTAGCTGATGAGAAAGTGGAGTCTGAAGAAGATGGATTTACTAAACTTATAAACTCAATCAAGCTGTTTCTTAGTAAAAAACATGCTATATTATCTAAAAAGGTAGTAGTAGACAGAGCTCAGAAAGAACAAGAATTAAAGCTTTTACTTCAGAACTTTGAGGCTGCTGAAGGTGTTGAATCTATAAACATGTTTGTTAGAGATGCTCATGCTAAGGCAAAGTTAGTTGAGAGTCGTGTAGAGAGTTTAATGAAAAATATCCATACTATGGATAGAAAAGAAGCTCTTACTAAATTAGGTGAGATTAATGATTTCATTACTGGTTATTCTATTCTGGATGAGATTTCTGATAAAGAAATATATGATAATTTCAGTGGTAAAGTTGATGAAAGTAAACCTGATGGTGAAAAAACACCTAAAGAACTACTTACAGAAGCTTTAAATATTAAACGTGATGTAAGAATTAGATATATCAATACAGGTATTCCCTTATTAGCTGATTTTTTACTTGATCATAAATCAGAAACACTTGAAGCTGATGTTTTAAAAGAGGTAGAACATTTACAGAACCGTATAGCAGGTTTAGCAAAAGGTACTACTAGTAAAGAACATAAAGAAAAAAGTATTCTTGCTCTACAGAAAAAAATTGATATACTTCAAGGTTTTACTTTAGATAAAAAAAGTTTAGTTAATTTGCTTAGAGAAGCTGAAAAAGATGAAAGTTTAATAGATTTTTTAATTAATCCATTAATAAGTTCAGATGATGCTTCCTTAGGTTTATTTGCTAAAGCTATTAAGAGTCAATTAGAAACAGCCCGTCTTAAAGATATTGAGAAAATAAAAGAAATGGCTGAACAAATTGATGCTTATGAAGCTAGTACAAGTGCTAACATTGATAATAAAGCAGAGTTTTATGATGGAATGTTTGTAGAAAATTCATATACTTACATTGACACTGAGACTAAAGAAAAAGTTACGGTTAATAGAACATCTTTTGTTGAGAAAGAAGACATGGCTAAGTTTATACAAGCTAAAAAAGATATGTATGCTTCATTAGGTGAAATACCTGTTGCTTTAGATCCTAAAAATCCCACAGCTACTGAAAAAAAACTTATAAGAGATTATAGAGATAAAGTTAAAGAATGGTATAAAGAAAATAAAGAAGCTATATCTGAAGAAGAACAAGAAGCTAAAATACAAGCTAAAATAGCTGAAATTGAAAAGTTATCAGGAACAGCTGAAGCTAAAAAAAGAATGTATGAAGAATGGTTGGATACAGTATATAGTCCTAATAAATATGGTAAACCATATCCTATAGGGGAATTTACAAGACCTAACAGTAAAAAATATACGTCTGATAAGTGGAAAGCCATGTATAATGAAGATGGTACTCCTAAGAATGCAAAAGGAAAACTACATCAAGCTTTAGTTAAAATGTATAAGGAAGCTCAAGAAAAATTACCACCTAGTCAAAGACCAGGTATGAGGTTACCTTCTATACCTAAAACTACTTTTGAAAGAGATTTCATGAATACTTTAAAAACTAAAGGTAAAGATGCTTTTAAAATAATGGCTTTTGATACTGAGTTTGGTTTAGCTGACTTTAATGAGAATGGAGTAAAATCACTTCCTATATATTACACTCAGCCTATGGATAGTGCTGATGTAAGTTTAGACTTAGCAAGATCTGTACTTATGTTTAACTCCATGGTTAACAGATATGATGCTTTAAATGAAGTTCACGGTGAGATAAACTTAATGCAAGCTGTAATTCAGAAAAGAGAAACTGCTGAAACAAATAGTAAAGGAGAAGCTAAAAAAGATGTTTTTGCTTATAAGCAAGGTCTTAAAAGATTATTAAAAATTGAAGGAGATTCTAATTCAAAGAACCATTTAGATGCATTCATTGATATGATTGTATATGGTGAAATGCAAAAATCTGAAGAGTTATTTGGGCTATCAACATCTAAAATTGTTAATTCTTTAAGTGCTTATTCTGCTATTACAACAATTGCAGCTGATGTACTTAAAGGTGTAGCTAATAATTTACAAGGTAATATTCAGATGATTATTGAAGCTAATTCTAGTCAATTTTTTAGTAAAGCAGATTTAGCTAAGGCCAAAGCATTTTATGCAGCTAATATACCTAGTATGTTAGCTGACTTTGGTAAAAGAACTCCTGCAAGTTTTGTAGGGAAATTAGTAGAGCTTTATGATGGATTACAAGGTAGTTTTGTTGATCAGTATGGTAAAACAGTTACTAGTTCAGTAGCCATAAAGTTAATGAGTACTGATACTTTGTTCTTTAATCAGCATTTTGGAGAACATGAGATTCAAATTTCAGGTATGTTAGCACTAATGTCTTCTACTTTTGTAATAGATAAAGCTACTGGAGAGAAGATAAGTTTATTGGAAGCTCATCAAAAGTATGATACAACTAAAGAGATTTATGCTAATACGGACTTTACTGAAAAAAAGAGACAAGATTTTCAGAATAGGTTGCATGCCCTAAATAAGAGAATGCATGGTGTGTATAACTCATTTGATATGGGTACTTCTCAGAGATGGTCTTTAGGAAGATTAGCTGTAATGTATAGAAAACACTTAGTTCCTGGCTACAAAAGAAGATTTAAAGGCTTATCAGCTGATCAAGAGTTAGGTACTTTTACAGAAGGTTTTTATGTTACTTTCTGGCAAACATTTGGTAAAGACTTAGTTACTTTTAAATGGAATAACATACAAAACTGGTCTACCTATTCAGCTTTTGAAAAAGCTCAAACAAAGAGAGTTATTGCTGAGATAAGTATAATTTTAACTACTGCAGCTTTAGTATCTATCCTTACATCTATGGGAGATGATGATGATGAATTAAAAGAAAGCTATATGTACAATTTTGTACTATATGAGATGATCAGGATGAATAGTGAAACTGCAGCTTATATCAGCCCGCGTGACGCGTATAGAGTAGTTAAATCACCTTCAGCTATGACCGGTACTTTAGAAAGAGCTATTAAGTTTACTGACCAGTTTTTCTTAACTTGGGATCCTGAGAAGCTAGAATATCAAAGAAAACAAGGAGTTTGGGAAAAAGGAGATAATAAATCATGGGCCTATTTCTTAAAGTTAATGGGTTATTCTGGCTACAATATTAAACCAGAAGCTGCTGTTGAGTCCTTTAAAGGTATACTAAAATAAAAAAAAGAAAGCCACTCCCGAAGGAATGGCTTTTTTGTTTAATCTTCAATAAGAAATTGACTGATGTTGGGTTTGAAGTAGTTCTCACCTTTCATGACTTTCCCATCTTCTCTAAAGATCGGATTACCTTCAGCATCTAATTTACTCATATTACTCTCATGTATTTCTGCAAATACATTTTCAATGATATGTTGCATACCATGTTTAAGAATAGTACCACAAAGAATATAAAGTTGATCTCCTAGAGCATCAGCAATTTCTACTAAATCACCAGATTCACAAGCTTGTACATATTCTTCATTTTCTTCCTTCATTAGATAATATCTAAGTTCACATCCTCCACTAGGGTGGACTACAGGTTTAGAAGACATTTCCTGTTTAAAAACATTGTGGAAAGTTTCCACTTTTTTAAGTTGTGTTTGCATGTTATTTTATGTTAGTTAATGGATAAGATTTTCTAATAAATTCTTTATTACTATCTGTAAACTTAAGTTCTTCTGCATAATAAGTTTCATATAACCTATCTCTAGCTTCTAAAGCAGCTTCAACATGTAATTTAGCAAATTCTATCAAAGCTTCTTCAGGAGATTTTATTTTTCCAACATTATCTCTTAGTTGCTGTAATTTAGATTCTTTATACTCTTTCAGAAATTCTTCAGCTGTTGGTATTATCTTTGACATTTTTAAATTTTTTTGTGTAAATATTAATATAAAATATTCTGTAAGTTTTGGAATAAAGCTTCATAGTGTATTCCCAATTTCTACCTATCATTTTAGGTTTATCTAAAACAACAGTTTTGTATAAAGGATTACAGCCTGTATAATACTTTATTTTATCCCACAAACTACCAAAAAATCTATCACCATTAACAATATAGTCTCCTGACTTAAATTGTTTTTCTGATATTAGTAGTTTAGTAGTGATAGTATCAAAGCCTGGTGTATCCATTATATAATTTTTTCTTTAATTAAAATTGTTCTTACTTTTTCTATTAAATCTTCAATATTACTATCATTATCAATAGTGTATTTAAATTTTGCAGAATCTAAACTTGTCTCACTAGGATGAGGATTTAAATCAATAGCTCTAGTACCGTTATCACGGTTAACTCGGATAGTAATACCACCTCTTTTCTCTACAGCTTCCATCTCATTAGGAAATCTCATATCTGTGATAATCCAATTAGGATAAATAGCATTAACATACTCTTCTCTCGGTACTCTAAAATTATGATTAGTTTTTTCTACATAATCAGCCATTAAAGCATTAACCCAAATGTTCTCATGTACTACATTTCTTAAGGCATCTGTGCCTATAGTTTGTAATAACCATCTGTAATCAGGAATCCATTCTTCTGGTACTAAATATTTATCAGTAGGAACTCCAATTACTCTTTCTTTTTGATTATGAGTTAACTCATCATAAGTTTTATACTTAGTTACTTTTTGCCATTCAGAACCTAGTTCTTTTTTCTTAAATTCTTGAGATTCCAAATCTTCTAAAGTACAGCCTGTTAATAAAGCAACTATTTGCTTTAGTTTTCCTGCAAACTTTTTAATTTCCCATGGTGTATGATTAAAAGGAAAGCTTGCTGTTTTTATTTTTAACCATTCTTCAAAAGACATGTTAGTAGATAAACCTTGACTATTTGCAGCCTTATACCAATCAAGATATTGAATAATTTTACCTACAGTGTCTTTTCCACTATTTATTTTACCATTAATTCCTATTAGCATTTTTCTATGATTTTTATGTGGTTAATAATATCTTCTTTAATTTTTTCAGGGTCTCCTTCAGGTAATACTGTATCCATATATTCTTCAGGATCATCTTCAGAGCCATAAGCACATTTTTCTTTAATATTAAATACATTACCATGAGTTGGTACATATCCTCTTAAAGTTTTACCATCATAGTAAATACAAAAACAAATTGGACATTCCCAATCACCTCCTGCATTAACAAATAATACAGGTAAGCCATTAGAAAGTACTTCATATCCTACAGGATAGTTATGGTATCCTTTATAATCTGTAGGGTATTTTTCAAAATTAAACTCAGCATTCCCTAAATTATAGTTTTCAAAGTCAAATTGTATTTTTGAGATATCCTTTTGGATAGTAGCAGAAAGATCTTCTATAACAAAATCTTCAGTGCCAATTTTAAGTTTAGTTTTACATAGCTCTTTAAGAGCATCTAATGTTATTATTACTGCATTTCTTGACATTTTTCTACAGGTTTAGGGGTACATACATGACCATCACTCCATTTAATTCCAGGAGGAGGTGTTAATTCTGGTGACTGATACTTAGTACCACATTCACTACATACAAATTTATTCATTATTTTCTTTTAGTTTAACTAATGTGTAAGGTCTTTCCCAACACTCTTTTATCCATTTTTTAGCTGAACTAATACTTGGAAAAATACTTGTGAGAATTTCCCTTCTAGAACCATGTAATCTTATTTTACATTTTATTGACTTCATTGTTTTGTTTTTTAATTTCTCTTAATGTAGCTATACCTAAACAGTATGAAATTATTGCTAAAAATATAGGTTCATCAGAAATATAAAGAATAAAATTTACTAGTATTATAATACTAATACCAAATATAAGAATATGTTCAGGTGTCTTATTTTTCATCTTCTTTTTTAGTTTTTAAATATTCAAGATAATTATCAAATAGATCTTTAGAAGTAGCCGGCTTATGAGTAGTAGCTAAAACAACATTGCAGTTTAAAGCTAAATTAGCATGCTTATCAGTTCTTAAATAAGAAATTAAATTTATCATATCTTCATAACTGAAAACTTTATCTTTATTATCCAACAAAGCCATTTGATAACCATTTTCCCAAACAAGATTCATAGAGTCTTGTTTAAAAGGAGCTACTCTTCTTTTACCATTACTCATAGTTTGAATAGCCATATCATTTTGGCATTGAATGTAGCCTTTGATGAAAAGATTTCTAGTAGTTATATATTCAGGAATTTTATGAGAATGTATTTTATCATATTGATTATATTGATTAATTAAAAACCATTTTTCAGCTAATTTTTCAATTTCTTTAAGTGTTTTCATTGTCTTGTTTTTTAATTATATCAAACCTATTATCAAAAAAATCTGTAAGAAATCTACCATTACTTTTAAATTGAAATATATAATCAGGACCATTTTCTTGAGGAATATTTGCCTCATAACAATATCTTGAATTAAGTTCAAACATTCTTAAAGGACCTGTTTTCATGCCATTTCTTAATACATAAGATTTACCGATTTCTAACTTTAATTCTTCTTCAGTGTTCATTATCTTGTTTTTTTGAGTTTTTATAATCTATAAAAAATCCTACTCCTACTAGTATATTCATACCAAAAGAAGCTAGAATTTCATAGATATCTTCATAAATATTTAGGGTAAGATGCACATGACCTACCATCCAAAATGGTATAGATAAGTTCTGACTTATCCATATTATCGTGTATTTAAGAAAGTGTTTCATTTACTGTTTTTACCAAGTTTATACCCTACATAGAACCACAAAGTAAAACCTATATGAATTAATATTAAATTTAAATAACTCATAATCCTGCTTTTTTAGTAAAATACTTACATACTTCTGGTATGTGTTTCTTGTAATAAGGTTGTTCTTGTTTGCACCATTCTTTTACTTCCTCTTTAGTTTTAAAAGGTTTATGCCAAGAATTTCCATTCATAATCATATTAAAAGTAGGCTCTAAAGCATCAATAAAACATTGGACTGTCCATCCTTCCCCTATGTGTTTTGTATTACTCATGTTATTCTTTATAAAGGTTATTAATTACTTCTCTTGCTACTACTTTGTTCTCTTGATCATTTGAAAAATACATGTTATTTAAAGATTTATGTTCAGCTTCAGTTATTTGCTTTTTAGCTTCAAGAATCTCAAGTTTAAGTTCATCAATATAATCCATTAAATCTCGGTTAGTATTTTCTAACTCATCAACTTGTTCTTTAAGGTCAGTGACTTCTTTTTCTAAAGTGCTAACTGTTGTTTCATATTCTTCTATTTGAGTACTTAATTCATCAAATAAACCTTGAGCAGACTCAATTGCCTTTTTTAAACCAGGGGTCATACTTTAGTTTTTATTTTTAACTATTTCTATTAGTTTATCTAAACAAGCACTTTCTGCTTCTTCATAGGTAAGTTCAATCATGTCATCACTATAATACTCTTCTCCACTACCAAAATTTTTAATGATAAAATAGAAATAGTCATAGTATGGAACAATACCACTGTTTATCTTATGCTTCTCTCTAAACCATCTAAAAGCTTGTCTTATTAATGGTACAGCTGCTCCCTCAGGCATAATTACATCTTTTCCTTCATCATCTACACCTAAATCTAATTCTTTATTGATTTCTTTAGTGGTTTTATCAATTTTAGTATTAGATGCTGTATGCCAACTAAGTTCTTTATAGTCAATTTTTTCATTTTTATAAGCTATTAATAAGCAAGGTTCATTAAAACCTATTTTTTTAAGATTAAAAGCTTGTTTAACTGTTACAAATTCATTTTTCATAATAATGGTATTATATGGTTATTAATTGCAATATTTGAACTGTCAATTATATGACACATTCTTTTGAGCTCTTTACAGGCCTTTAGAACCTTTCCAGAACCTCCAAAGGGGTCTAACACCCAATCTCCTATTTGAGTAGCTTGTTCAATAAGCTTTTTAATCATGGGATAGGGTTTAGCTGAAGGGTATTCTTTCAGATTAGGAACTTCTTGGAAATCAAGAATCCATTGGTTGAGATTCCCTACATATCCAGATTTACTAAAAATATAGATATGTTCTGTAGGCATTAAGTATTTACCCATGTTCATACGGTTGCCTGTACTCCATAGTTTAGTATAAGAACCTGTTCTTGTGCACATCTTTAAAGAAGACCTGTTAAACTGAGTCATGTACCGATCATGGGCAGCTTTACTTGTTTTACCCGATGTAAACATGAATAGTAAAGGACTTGTATCATCTTTGAGCATTAACTCAAGCTTTCCTATAAGGTCTCCAAATTCTGTAGGAGAAATCTTATCACAAGAGAATAAATCTCTATTACCACCCTTTTGGCCGGCTGCATCATAAGGAATATCTAAAAATATACAATCAAATAAATCCCCCTGGTTGATCATGTTATCTACTATTTCCATAGTATTTCCATGTTCAACAATGGCTTCAGATGATATGTATAAGGATTTACCCAATTTAGTGATGCCTTTTCCTACATTTTCATATACTCTTCCGCGAATGGTAGTCTGAGCAATGTCAGGAAACTTTGTATAAAGCTCCTGCATGCTCATCTTTTTACCTTCAACTTTGAATATGTCCAATATTCTTTGTCTTAAACTCATATTATTTAGGTTTTGATTGTTCTTCTTCACAGACTTTAATTAAATCTTCTAAATCTAGTTGTGTACCAGGCTTAGGAGTCTCTGTTGTTTTTGGTTTTTCATCAGCCATTTTAAAATAATTCTAGTTGAGATTTTTTATTAATGATAGTATCAATTTCTTTATAGATTTTAGTTAAGTAGTAAGACTCATTAATATCATACTCTTCCCAAGGTTTCTCCTCATGAAGATTGAATATTGTTTGCATCCACTTACCAGCCTCTACTTGGATTTGTCTATTATCATTTTTATTTACTTTAAAAACTTTAGAGCCTTTGTTAGAAATATAATACCTCAGTGTTTTCTGTAAGGTATTTCTTTCTATTACAGCCTCTTTACCTGTTACATAATTAAAAGCATGATCAGTATCTATACCTGTATTAGCTTCTTTATTAGCCGTATCAGACCTTACCCAGTTATCATTATCCCATGATTGTTCCCAACCATTAGCTTTTAAGAAATCATACTTTTGTTGTTTAGTATAATTATCATATTTAATAGGTCTTTTCTGTACTATTTCAATTTGTTGAAAATCCCATTCTCCTTTAATTTTAACTCCTCCACAATAATCAAAAATATTTCTGTTATTTTGAAGAAACTGTTCAGGAAGTATATTATCAACAAAGAAAGCATGTAGAGCTTTAGGTACAATTAAGAAACTCTTGTTTTTATGAAGAGCTAAATCTTTATACTCAAAACTACCTTTACATTTAGATTTACCAGCAGTGTTAATAGCAATGTAGTTGTTAACATCTCTAATAATCATCTTACTGTACTGGTCATGCTCAAGTTGTAAATTGGTTATTTGTTCCCACTCCCTACATATTTCTAAATATATCTCTTTGTACGCTATAGGAATTATCATCTCAAGACCATCTGTGTTTTGCATTAGAGGTTGACAATCAGGAATTGATTCAGCTAACATCTCATAAAGCATCATAAGACTTAACTGACCATTAATAGTAATCCTCATAGTAAATTCTGGATCATATAGGAAGCTATTAGCATCATTACTGAGACCATAAGTACTATTTAGGATAATTTTATATACATAGTTTTTAGGATCAGTTTTTGGTATTTTCTTTCTTTCTTCAAAGAACCACTCATACAGTTTACAGAAAATCTCTTTTGGTAAATGTGCTGGAGACCACTTATTTCTAATAGCTAAATTTGGATAATATGATACAACATCACTAGACATTATAATCATTTTATCCGTAGCTTTATACTCTCCACTTTTAATACAACCATGGACACCACCTAATCCAAAATCAGTTCTTACTCCTTTATAAGTAAAAGAGTGTTTAAAACCTCCTTTAGTGTTACTGGCATCCAATAATAGATTTTTAAATGTATTGTGTAGTTCTTGAAAAGGTTCTGTCTTAAACGTAGTATAAGGAAGAATCAAGTCTATAATTCTAAGCATATCTCGCGAAGTTCTAGACTGTCTTAACTCATACTTACTTATACCAGTTTCTTTACTTAAAAACATAAGAAATAATTCTTTAGAGATTCTTGGTTCAGAAGCACTAAGTAACTGTATTTTGTATTCTTCTGTTAATGTTTTTCTAAGATTAATTTGTTCCCTACTAAGGTTCATAATCTGTTTTGTAGATCTTACATCATTTTTACAATAATCAACAATAATATCTACTTGTTCTTGAGTAGTAATGCTAGTTGTATGATGAATAGGCATATCTTGAAGATTATACCAGTCCATAGAGTATTGTATCCACTTTAAGCTGGATCTTTTTGCGGGATTATCCCAATGGTTTAATTTAAAAACATCTACTTGTTTAATAGATAAGTCTTTTTCACTAAACTCTGAAAATTCTTTATTGTTTTGCCTGGTTATAATATCCTGAGCTTTAAGATAAATTAAGTTAGCTATCTCAGGACCCTTCATAAAAGCTAATTTTTGAGCATTTCTCAAGATGTATTCTGTTATCTGAGAGTCAAATGATAAACCATTAAATGAAATATGCCATTCTTTATGATCTTTATTTTGTCTTAAGAATGTTATTAATTCATCAATTTGGTTTACTGTGTGACCTACAACAAAAACTTCTTGATAAGGTGTTTTATAATCTTCAGCTACAAGGACTGTACAGTCTACTAGTGTTTCAAAGTCCATTACATAATGTGACATAGGCTATGTATTCAGTTTAGCTGTTTCCCCTTTAAGTTAGATAAAAAAAGGGAGCAGATTTCTCTACTCCCTTAACCGCCATGGTTTGAGAACTATACTTTAACTAGTTGAGGTTTTTCAGCACCTTTTACTAAATTAGTATCATTCAAATACTGTTTGTAATCAACAGTATCAGAATTGATAGCTACTTGAGCAACAAAAGCATCAATCTCATCTTTATTGATGATATAATACTTAGTGTTTACTTCAGCCATACGTCTTTCTTGCTTGTATTCAATTTTCTGACCAGTTTCAGTAGTAATTGCTACTTTTCTTCTCTCCATATCTCCATTTTCATCTACTTTTGGAAACATTGCATACTCATTTTTCTTAATACAAGAGGTAATCTCAAGTACTTTTTTATCTTTCCAGTATACAGCATCTACAAATGGACAATCAGCCGTAGCCGGGATTAATCTGAAGCTGTTTTCAGTAGGTGTGTATGGTACAGTTACCAACAACATTGTTTTTAAATTACTCATATTTTAGGTTTTAGGTTACAAATTAAGTTAATTTGGTTGAAAATTCAAAATTTTTAATGTTTGCAGTTAATGTTTCTTTATCTGCATTGATATGGGAACATAATTCCCCAGAAGTTCTTAATACTGAGTCTTCTACATTAAGTAAGGAAGAATATATCTCATAGTATTTATCAGGATATAAAAAACTTTCAACATAAGCAAAATCAGAATTCCATCTGCCATAAAATCTTTCAATCTTATTCTTATGGGATTTACTTAGTTTAGAGTAAGTTCCTGCTACAACATTATCATAGTCCTCAGCCATACTTGAAAAATCAAATATATAAACACCTTCTTTATTATCAGTCTGTTTAAAATCAAAAAATAGTTTATGTTTAAGTAAAATATCTTTCTCAAATCTGATAAATTCTTTGTCATCTCTAAGATGATACTGACAGATGAATTTTCTATCAGTGAAACTATACTGGTTTTGCCAGCCAAGAAAAGTTTCCATAGGGGTAACACTAGCTCCCCTTCTTATTCCCAAAATAGGATATAAAAATATTCTGCTTTTTTGGAAATAATCTTTATACAAATCTATCATACTATTTTATAAGGTTATGCGGTTAACAGCAAAGTCATATGGTAAAGTATAATTATTATTTTCATAATGCCAGTGAGCTTCCATTAATTTATCTCCTAAGATATCATCCCAAGCAAGCTCAGTTTGAGGACTTACCTCAAAACAATACACTTGAAAATATTTATCAATAACAATAAAGTTAAAAACTACAGACCATTCTGGAGTAATAATATCTTTATACAACTCTTTAATTAGTCTTAAATAAATAGAAGCTTGAATATTATAATTATAGAACTTAATAGTTTCAGGGAAATCAGTAATTGTTTTACCTGTATTTTTAAAGTCATTAACATAAATCACCTTTTTATCATAATTTATTTGAAAACTATCTATTACTCCTTTAAGTCCTATTTTCTCATATCCGGCAGTATCAGATGATAATAATGTTTCATTTATCATCTCAATATTTTCCATTTCTGTTTTATATAGACCTAAAAGCTCACATACCTTACTGTCTGCTTTTAAATAGTCTACTGATTCATTGCATCTTTGTAATGTCTCACTATCTATAAGTGTTCTATCACCTTTAGTTTTTAAGAATTCAAAGTAGCTGATTGTTTCTTCTGTGATAATTTTCTCAAGTCTCTTATCGTCTCCCTTCTTGAAAGGAGCTTTCTTATCATCTGTTAAAGACTGATGTAAATTGATTGATTGTAAGATTTCTAAAATCTTTACTGAATGATCTGCTAAATCTGGTGATAATACAGCAGTTGTTCCATCAGCATTTGTTTCTGGTACATATGTAGAATAGTATTCAAATACTTTATCTATCACAGTTCTACTATTACCTGTTGGCAATGTAGTAGGCATTAATATAAACTCTTCATCAAAAGAACCATCATTTAATAATAAACAGTGAATTACTTTACCATCTACTAAATGTGCATCAGTCCTATCTTCTCTTTGTTTGAGAATATAGTGATTGTAAAACATTTTAGGAGAGTACAATAATTTATTTAAGCCTGAATAGCTTAAATTAAATGGTTTAGAATAGAATTCTTTTTCTAATTCTTCTTTTGTTTTTGGAGTTTGTATCATATTTGTAGTTGTTGGTTGTTCCTCAATAATAGATTCTACTAAAGTAGGAGTGTTTACTAATGTATACTGAATTGGCTCAGTATTGTTATCAAGTACGGGTTCAGTTAAAGGTTCTCCTAAATCTGAGTTGTCATCATCAGTTTTTTCAGGAAGTATTTCTTCTTCTTTTTCAAGTAAGTCTAGTATGTCTGGTGTAGGTGATACTCCAGTATTTTTAAAATACCTTATATTACCTGTATCATTAACTTCTTCTGTAGTTAAAGGTAGTAAAATATTAATATTTTTTCTAGTTACTTTGTTAAATTCAATTAATTTTTCTACAATATCATCATAATTAATATAGTGATTTAAGTTTAAATTAAAGAACTTTAAAAAACTTTTAAAATTAATATGATTTCTCATATCAGAATTATACAGTTTATTTTTGTATTCTTTCACAAGAAGCATTAAATACACACAAGATTCTACATAGTTACAGTTAGCCATAGATTCCATAGCTATCTTATGATTATCTGGATCATCACTTTCAAGTAAATTAATACAGCCTTTATAAAGTTCTTCATCCATTACTATTTCAGAATTTAATAATTTAACTAAAGCTTTTTCATCATATACAGTATATGATGAAAATTTACTTATGTTTTCTCTATTTTCTGTAGTAAGTTCTATTAAAGTACCTGTATCTTCTGTATAATCAATAAGATCAGGATTTATTTTAGAAGGCTCATCCATAAGCGGATTTTGAGTATCAACTAAATCACAAGCTTCTTTAAGATTAGGAGAAATGCCACAAATACTATGATAAACATTAGAGAACTTATAAAAATTTCTCTGATTTACTAAAACATACTCTTCAGTATAGTTTCTTAAATCATAAATAAAATTTTCATGATCTTTTAAGTATCTAGCTGGTATTTGATTAAATACTTCTTGTAATGACTTTGTTTTTACTTTATAATATCTATTTAAATTATAGATGTTAGCATTTAAAAACCTATCGTTAGTAAAATGTACATTGGCTTTTTCTTTATACTTTACTATAGCAATACCATTTGCTTCAGTAAATGTTTTTATTTTAAACCTTGGTATATTACATTCAGGATAAATATATAACTTATCATCTTTTACAGGCACATACTTATCTTTAAGAGTAACTTTATGATCTATAACTTCAACAAATTCATACTGTAAATCTAAAGTAATAGTTGTGTTATTATCATCATATCTGTCTAATTTTAAATATCTAGTCTTCATCTTCAGATTTTTTTGAGGTTATTACTGCATCAGGAGTTAAAGTAAGATGTTTATACTCATCTTTAATTGTTATACTAACATTATAAAAAGTATTAGAAGATTGTGATAAATTTCTTTCAATAATATCTTTTTCTAATCTTTGATAAATTTCAGGTGTTAACCAACCTTGAGTATTTAAGAATTCAGCAAAAGGTCTTTCAGCTTTTTGAGATATGAGAAACAATCTAGAGTGTTCTTTAAAATTTCTACCAGCTTTAGTTCTTAAATTAACCATTAAATTAGAAGCTTTTCTACTCAAACACCATATCCAATATATAGATTTTTCTATATCACAAGTATTTAAAATTAACTGAGCCATTTTATGATCAGCTGTATCTCTACTCATCAACATTAAAGCTAAAGACTTAGCTTTTTCTTCATCAATTATTAAAGCCTCTCCCTGTATGGGAGAAGCTGTAAGTATTTTTCTTTCTGTCATAATTATAAGATTTATTTCATAGCCATTTTAACAATAGCCGGATTTAACATTAACTTTTGAAACTTTTGCTTATTAGCATTAATGACTTTCTTTACAATAATATATTGTAAGTCATTAGTAAATGCATTCTCATCAGTAATGAAACGTGTTAATCTATCTGTAATAGCTGGAGTAATTGTGTTACTTTCTGCATAGTTACAAGTAAAGTTAATTAATCGCGTACAAATTACACTAGCAATGTCAGCTCTGTAATCTACTCCTTTACCTAAAATACTATTTAATTCACCCATTACATAAGCTTCATTGGTGTTTAATAATAAATCTTTAGGAGATATCATTTTATCTAATTTGTTATTAATGAAAATACTGAATAAAGTAGTGAATTCAGGATTAGTAGTTGCTTCTCCTAATTGTTGAATTAATGGTAATTCTGTAGAGAAATCTTTAATAGACATTAAAGAGTTAAAGAACATAGTTACTGTTCTTGCATTAATATCTTCAGCATCCATTAACTCAGGATGCATTAATAAGAAAGTAATACATCTACTATCAATACCGCTTTTCTCAGCATATCTAGCCCAAGTATCAATGTCAAATTTAAAGTTAACATTAATAACACGCGTTCTTTGAGCTCCATCCAATGCAGATACTGAATAGTTACCATTATCAGGATTACTAGATAATACAATCATAGACCCTTTAGGTAAACACCAGTTATTATAACATTGAGTTTCAAGCAAAGTCATTGTAGCTTGAATAAACTTCTCAGAAGCTCTACTAAAATCATCTAAGAAAAGAATTAATGGTTTATCTTTACCATGAATCCATTCAGGAGCAGCATGCACCATTCTTAATTCTCCACTAGGCTTAAATCCATTTTGAATATAAATAGGAATAGCTCCTTCTACAATCCATCTTGTTGAGCCATCTTTAGCTATCATCTCATGTTCTTTACACGGATATCCAACTAAATCAGATACATCTTCTAACTCAGCTAAATTTTTTCTAATCATTTCCATATCTAGCTCTTTAGCTAATTGTAAAACAGTTGATGTTTTACCTCCTCCAGCTTCACCTTCAATATTTACTGCTTGAGGTAATAAGTTTTTCTCAAGTAATATTGCATTATTGTTGTGAATATAGGTTAAAAACCCCTTTAATTCTTCTGAATTTAATTCAATTTTTGTTGTTTGTGCCATTTGTTTATTTTAGTTAAGTTGGATTTGTAAACCTTTCAAGTCATCATTCATTCTAGGTGATTGGGCAGATATTACCCATAATACAGGACCTCTACATTTACTAGGGGCTGGAGCTTCTCCATCCGTAAGATAGATTAAGCAATTGTATTTTCTATAATTTGCGTCATAATAATCAGTAACAGGATGAAAGCTTGTGCCTCCCCTACCTGTAATAATAAGATCTTGGTTCTTATTAAATTTACCAATACTAGATATGGAAGAATCACATTGTACTAATGTTATTTCAGTACCTGTTCTACCAATATGATGAATTTCATTAAAGAAATCTTTAAGTTCTTCTGTAGATACTGAACCAGATGTGTCAATAGCAACTAAAATATGCCTTTTTTGCTTATGTTTCATACCAGGATTCTCAAGAAATCTGAAATTTGGCTTATGTCTTGAAGTTTTTGTATAAGTCTTTATAGAGCCTCCTACAAATCTTCTGATATATCCTCTCCAATTAAATTTAGGAGGAGTTAATTCAGAAAGCTTATCTAAGATTTCTTTCATCTCTCTGGGAATAGTACCTCTAGATTTAGTTACTTGGTCAGCTACCTCTTTTAATATATGCTCTGTTTGAGCTTTAATTAATTTTTTGGTAGCATCATCTAAAGCCTCAAATTCTTCCCAGCTATCATGATTAGGAACTTGTATTTCTGTTATTTGACCATTAGCATCTATTTTAACTTTTATACCTTCTCCACTACCCGGAACAGAAGATTCCATGCCTGCAAGCATAGCATCTAAGTTAGGGCATTGTCCTGGACATTTTGAACCTTTGAGTAACTCATCATAATAATACTGAGTACCTCCTTTAGGTTTTAAGTTTAATTCTGGATATGTAGATGGTAGTTGAGGGCCTGGTGGTAAATGATCTTCTTGTATAAGCTGATTTATCTCAATGTCCATAGCAATATTAGCTATTTTTTTATTAGTGAGATGAGACCAATCAGTAATATGAAAGAAGGCTATATGTAAAAGCTCGTGCTTTAATAATCCAATCTTCTGTTGGGAATTTAAGGTATCCCAAAAATCAGTATTTAAGTATAATTGATAATTTATACCTAATCTACTAACTCCTGCTGTAGGGACTGCTTTATTATTCCATTGTTTATTCAACATAATGAGAAAGAGCCCATAAAAAGGCTCTTTTAGCATTAAGTCTTTACTAGCTTTTGCTAGTTCTTCTGCTTTATTCTTCATTATTTTTAAAGGTTAGTTTAATGTCTATTCTATTTATAAAAGTAAAATGCTGAGATAAAGAAAGTGTTGTGAATTCAGCAAATCTTTCTAGATAAAAATTAAGATTGTACTCTTTATAAGGTAATTTTTCAACTACTTTAAGAATAGCATTATATGTTAGTTCTTGAGTTAAAGAATTATGGTATGTAATTATTTCTGGAGCAAGAGTATTCCATAATTCACCATACTTCATTGTGTTTTTTCTTAAAAACATAGTTTGTATAGCTGATTTCTTCATGTTAAAAGCTTTAACACAATTGATTGCTATTTCAGCATCCTCTTTTGAGCTATTTAACATTTTAGATAAATTATCATACTCCTCATCTGTTAATCTTCTATCTTTAAGGTTTTCTTCATCCATAGAGGTGTAGTTTTTGCTGTAATGTGATCCAGCCATTCTTTTGCTGATGGAATATGCCCGTTACAATCTTCCTTTACATGTTGTTCTCCTATATATCTAACATAGACTTTTTTACCATCACTATTGATAATATGATTACCAAATACTTTCTCACACTCAAAAATACCTTCTGAGTGATGTCTAAACATTCTGTGAATAGAGTGTCCAACCCAAGCTTTAGTAGCATCAAACCATTCATGAATAGCTAAATAGTCATGTTCTAAGCCACCATATTTTTTTATAGTACTTTTACAGTGTTCTGCAGGATGTGCCATTATAATTCTATTTTTAAAATACCAGCATGATTGAATGTATCAACCTCTTGTCTATAAATATTATTCTCAATCTTATATGATTGATCATTTATATCAAATATAATATGACCATACCCACCTTCATTATTATACCAATCTTCAATATCATCTAATATAGTTTCACTACAATAAACTTTAAATAGATTTTCTAATTTTTCATCAATAGGAAAGTCAAGAGCTATATTTTTCTGAAAATCATTTGGATCAAATTCTTTATAGTAAGAGATATCATTAATACAACCCTCATCACCACTACCTGAATAATCAATATATATAATATTGACACCTTCATCTTTCAAAATTGAAAAATAAAGTATTAATTGTGCATAGTCTTCCATAATTAAGTTTGTTTTTGTTTAAAGAATCTACCAAGGATGTTACCATTTAAGTAAAGATCACTCTCTAATACACCAAATAAAAATTGATTCTTAACCTCATGGTAAGTCAATTCAGTTTTACTGTAGCATATTTTAAGAATGTATCTTTGAATAATGATTCCATCTTTATGTGCTTTTTTGAGTACATCATTACTACTGTAATAATTTTGATAAGCTGTTTTACTTACTCTTGTATATTTCTTAAGTCTTTTATCAGTAGGCATAGCTTTTTTAGTAAGTTTTTTCTTTGTATTAGCAAAGAAATTTTTTTTACCTATATATGCATAACTTGAGCCATTGACAATAACACCCATTTGATATACAAAACCTATAGCTCCTTCTGGAATATCTTTATCTTCAAAAACTTTTCCATTATATATCCAACTCATGTCTTAAATTTTTCTAATTTTTTATTTATACTATTAAGATTTTTATAAATAATTTTTTCTATTGCTTTATGTGTAAGAATAGCAAATTTTGATTCAGTAGGTACCTTTAACTTTTTAAATTTTGTTAGTACTTTCATCATTTCTTTTTGAGCTCCTAATAATTCTTTTTTTATGTGTTTTGCCATACTATTTTTGACTAATATTTCTTAATACATTTACTATTTCTTCTTGGAGCATTGCATTTGCTTCAGAGAGTATTTCTATTTTTAGTTCTTCAGTTAAGGTCTGCAAATCTAATCCCATTAACCATTCTTCAAACTCACCCATTATTCTTCTTCTCCAAAGTGATGAGGTAATAGATTCTTAATATTAGCTTGAATATATTTAATATCTTTAGGATAATCTCTGAACCATAATAATATTTCTTGTGTTATTTGACCATTACTGTTTTCACAATCATGAACAAGATCATCTCTTATTATATCTTCAATATTCTGATGTATGGCTTCTCCTTCTTTTTCCCAAATTGAGTCATCATTTGACTTAAATGCTGTTATTTTTTCTACTTTCATTGTAATGCTTGTTTTAATAAAGGGGTTAATATTTCTTTTACTTTTAAAGGTCCTCTATCTCTTATTGAGTCACTAAGGTCTTTTGAGATAGGTAGGAGAACACTTTTAATTTGGTATTTCTCAGCATACTTTGCCATAGATTTAATACCGGGTTGATCATTATCAAATAAAGTGCATATTTGTTTATACTTACTTTTATAGATGTTGATCATACTTTCTGAGATTAAGATATTTTCACTATCAGGAGCTATTGCCTCTGCATTCTTATATCCTAATTTTGAAAAAGCAATAATATCTTTTAATGAACTACATATAACAAGATAATTTACTTTTAAAGTCAATTGGTCAGAGCCTTGAATATACTCTTTAACTTTAATAAACTTATGGTCTTTACTATGTGGTAGATATATTTTATATAAAGTACCATCTTTTCTAAAATACCCATACATAAGAGTATTGTTTATTACTAGTTCAGTTGTAATATCATCATCTTTTTTCTCTAAAATATAAGATTCTAAAGGTTTCACACAATATAAAGTTAGATCAGCAGAACCAATATGAAATTTAGTCCAGAATTTTTCATCAAGTTTGTTCCAACCTCTTACTACAAAACTTTTTACTTTAAACTTACCTTTCTTTTTTACTTCTACAGTATCTTGAGTACCATTGAGTGCAGTAAAACTACTATAATCAGTCATTATTTTACGACAAGCTTCTCCTCTGTTTTGCATAGTAAATAGTTCTTTTACTAAATCTATAGCATCTCCGGATTTACCTGAAGAAAAATCTTTGTACATATAGGTATTATTTTTAGCATAATATATGCACATAGAAGGTTTTTTATCTTCTGTGTTAAATACAGATTTTATTTTTACATCCTGACCATTTAATTTTTCAGTCAAGTTTAGATAATACTCATAAATCCAGATTCTGGGAACTTGAGTTATATCTGTTATCAGTGAAGTTGTACTTAGCATATGTTATTAATATAAAAAGGGAGGCTGAAATACCTCCCTTTACTCTAAAGATAATCTAATTAAAGATTAAAGTCATTACCTGTATTAGTTACAATTCCACCATCTGGTGTACTCATATTTACATTTTCTGTTGGAGAAGCTGTAAATTCATCTACTGGCTCAGATTTCTTCTTTTCAATGTGCTTTTCTTCACTAAACTTTATAAGTTTACTTGGTGTAACACCTGCTAATTCAACATTTACTCCTTCTTTGCTATATTTAGGTAAGAATAATTCAAAAGCTGGATATCCTGCTTTATTAGTGTATTCTTTACCAGCAATACAGAAATTGATTACCTTACCTTTAAATGGAGCTTCTTTATTGAATGCTGCATAAAAAGACTCAATAGTTTTATGTTTACCTTCTTGTGTTGGTAACCAATCAGCACAGCCAATGTTAATACATAATTGTTTTAATGCTTTTAACATTTCTGTATCACGCGATACTACAACTCCAGATTTAGTTGTACCATCAGCAAAAGCCCATTGTGTAAGTTTTAACTTAGCAACTTTGCCCTTATGACGGCCTAATTTTTCATTGTCTTTATCAATAAAGAATCCTTCAAACTCAGGACCCATATCAGGACCTTCAAGATTTAAAATTACATTATATGACCCTGGGACATATGAAAACTCTTCTAATAATACATTTGTAATTGTGCAGGTATGATTACCTGGTTCTAATGTTTTAGGAATTCCTGATCCACCAACTTTTAGGTCTGTTGTACTTAATGTTCCACTCATGATTTTTTGTTTTTATAGGTTATTATTTTGTTTGTGTTGCTGTAATATCAATAATCTCTGCTATTGATCCGTCTTCATTTCTCTTTACTTGATTTTCATTTAAGAAAGTATCTGCCATTTCTTCAACAGTATATAATCCTAATAATAAATCAGGACCAATTCTGTTAGCACCTTTAGATAAACATCTTGCAAAAAGCATTTCTTTTGGCATTCTCTTCCAGTTATCTTTAGTAGTTAAACCTTGATCACTAGCATCTTTCCATGTAAAAGAAGTAATTTCAGTCATGTTATCTCTATAGAATTCAATAGTAGTTCTTCTATCAATAGGTTTAGTACCATCAGCTTTTGGAGCCATGACATCTGTAGAACCATCAGGATATACATAAATACCATCTTCTTTAGTAATATACTTAACATTACCTTTTCTTAATAAAGCTCCTAAAGCTTTTGCACTTAAACTTAATCTTCCTTGAATAGGAATGATGTAGTGAAAGGCCTGCATTGTTGGAAAACCTAACTCTTTTCCCATTTGAGAAATAGTAAAGGCTTCTTCTACTGTTTTGATGTGAGCTGGTAGTTTCTTAGAATCTATCAGTGTTTGTAAAAATGCACCTTGAGCATTTTTACTGGGTTCAACTTTTGTTACTTCTTCATTCATTGTTTATGGTTTATTATTTGATTTAGCCAATCTTTCTTACTAACTGGTTTATTTAACATAATAGCTGCCAAATCCCTAATAGTCATCTCATTTATAGGAGGATCTATTTCAGGATTAGGTAAATCAAAGTCTTCCATAATGATTTCTTCCTTAGGTTTTTCTTCAACTTTTTCTACTACTCCAGGAACATAAGATTTTATAGTTTTCAATTCTGAAACTGGAACATAAAATCTAGTTGCATTAGTAATTTGTTCTTCTGTTCTTTGATATTCAGTTAAGAAATAAGGGTTATATCTCCAAAGATACAGTATTCTCTTAGTATCTTCAGGTACATTGTTTCTATCTGTGAACTCAATATAGATATCTTGTCCTTTTGATAATTCACTGTGAAAAAATGAAACAAAAACCTCTAACTTACCTGTTGGTATATAAGCCATTTTACCTATTAATAAAGAAGGACTTACTCCCAATTTATCTAAGGTAGGCATGTGAAAAGCTCTTAGCTTTTGTAAATTTTCTTTTTTCTCATCTACTGATATGTTGGATGGTGCACTCATTGTATTTACTTTTTAAATTTTTAATCCTCTTACATGTTTGGCAGGAGCATCCATTCCAATAATTGATGCTATTTTAAAATCAGTTCTGAAGAAAGCAACACCTGTTGCACCATTTCTACATTTTAAAAAATGCATGGCTAAAATATTTTCATCTTTATTGATCATGTATCTTTCTGTACCATAATATGTAAGTTTTTGTTTTCCTGGCCTATTTAGGCCTATTACTGTGTCAGCATGTTGTAATAAAGCATCTGCTCCAAATAAATCTGACTCTAAGATAAAGTTACCATATTTACCATCTTCATTTCTCTCAGGCTTATCAATATCTCTATTGAGTTGGCTTAAAATAAGAAATGATATAGGATATTTTCTTTTAAGAGAGGTAAGGGCTCTTCCTAAAGAGTATAGGGTATCTTGATCAGATTTTTCTGAAGGTCCTCTAGTAAGTAATAAAGAGTGGTCAAGAGTAATAAATGTAGGAGTGTATTTAGTTTCAACTACTTCTTTATTCTCAATAGTACCATCTTCTTTTCTTACATTAACATGTGAACTTTCTTTATATACATATTTTTGCATATATGTTTCAATTATTTCACAAAATTCTATGACTGTACAAGGGTTTTCAACTAAATCAATAGGATATTTTAGCTTTTCTTTAGCAAATTCAGCACATATTTTAAGCTCAATATCTTGTAATTTCTGATTTTTCTCAGCACTACACATATATTTGTAACTCTTTCCTAAGTGTGCACTAAAAGATCTGATTGCTGTTGCTTTACCAACCATTTCAAATTGAAACTCAAGTACTCTGAATTTCATTAAAGGATTAAGTTCAAAAGCTTTTGCTACAATTATATCTTTTATCATTGTTTTACCTGTAGCAGGTCTTGCTCCAATCACAGTAGTTGTATGCCATTCAATACCATTAGTAGTGGCATCATTAAAACTTGACCAAGGAGTCAGTAAACTTGTAATTGTTCCCTGTTGTCTACCTTTTAAATAAGTCAAAGCTTCTATGAAGGCCTCTCTCTGAGTCTTCCATTTTATTTTGGCCATGTATTGTGTAATTTAATTGTTGGAGTTCTGTAAGCAAATCTAATAAAAAACTATTAAGTAAACACAGTATCTGATGATAAATCTACTGCAGTTTCTTCACCTCCTAAAAATAATTCACAATAATTAGCTAAATCTGATGAAAAGGTCTTATCTCCATTGTTTTGCTTTCTGATAAAATACTGAGAAGTTCTTGTATATTTCCAGCCACTTCTCTCTTCTTGTTGTAAATAAAGGTCTGTGGCACCTAAAATAACATCCCAAGTATACTCATAGTTATCAATAAACCATCTTAAGGCTTCTGTAACTGTTTTTATATGAGTTCTTGCCGGTTTTTTACTACCTAAAGTGATTTTAGGGAATAACATATTGTATCTTAAGCAGTTTTCATCAAATAAAGGGTCTGACTTCACAGCTACTGTTTTAGGTTTTTCCAGTTCTTCAAGTAGATTTTTAGCTTTTTCTGCTAAAGAGTATTCTGAACCTTCAATTAACCACTCTTCTCCTATTAATAATCTCATTTCAAGATGAATGTTCATATTAAAAGGGATTGTTTCTCCTGCATTAATATGATATAGTATAGAAAGTTGATTAGGGGTTAAGGAATTCTGGCTTAACAGGTGGAATAACACTTTTAGATCTATCTTGATTTTGTTTGATTTCATAAATTATTTTGTTTAAAGTGTCTGTAATCATGGGATCTTTTAAGGATAAGTAATCATTTACAGTATCCCTAGCATGTAAAACTGTAGCATGATTAAAACCAAAATATTTACCAATCCTATGTAAAGTATATCCCATATCATATAAAATCTTAAAAGTACATTGTCTGTGCACATTAAGAATTTTAATTCTACTTTTTGTTGTCAATACTATTGTATCATCACTGGTATAACCCAGTAATATATTATTAACAATTTGTTCAACTTCTGATATTGGTAAATCTTTGATAGTACCCTTATTACTATAATAAGTTATAATAGGTAATATATGATAAGTTTTAAAGAAATAATCAGTAAAAGCATCAATATCATTTTGGGCTGATTGGTCACGTTCTGTATTTACCATTGTAAATCTGTATTAAATTTAGTTTTTACTAGTTTTGATATAGTATTAAACAAATCATTATGTTCCCATTTCTTATCATCTCTTTGCAGAGCAAAAAATGGATGTGGAATGATTAATTTAGTACTATGTTCAGGTATAGATTCTAACCATATTTCTGATTTTTTACCTACAAATACATAAATAGCATCAGGATGATTAAATGCCAAATAATCAAATAAAAATGACATAAAAGGTTTCCATAATTGAGTATGATCACCTGATGTATGTATTCTTGTTGTTAATGATGTATTTAGGAGTAAAATACCTTGATTAGACCATCTTTTTAGATCTGGATCAGGTATTCTGCCATCTTTGTATACGGTGCTCTCTAGAGCTTTAAATATAGTTTTTAAGGGTTCTTCTACTATTCCTAAATTACTACAGCTAAATGCAATGCCATCTGATACATAAATGTTATTATTTGGCTCATTAGCTATTATAATTACTTTTAAATCTGATAAAGGACATTCCTCAAAAGCTCTGAATACTTGTTTTAGTACAGGAGTAAATCTTTTATCATTTTTTACTTCATTTAGGAGTGTATTTAATACTAAATCAAACTCATCACTTAAAATAAAAGTCTTTAGTTTATCACCCCAACCAGATGGCTTTAAGTTTTCATATAACTTATTTTTTATCTCATTGAGATTAACTGTAGTTAAATCTACTTTGTTTATTGATTGTTCTTCTGACATATTATTTTTATATTTGTGTTATGGCAAAATTAAAGTATAGTACTATTCCTAATGATACATTAGTAGATATTAAAATATCAGGTTCTTTTTATACTAAGTTAGTAGATCTTTCTATTAAACTTTCTCAATCTAAATCACCTGAAGAATTTAAAGAAACTCTTGATAAACTACAAAAAGGTGAACCAGAAACTGATTTGTTTTCTTTGAATATATCTGTTGTATTAGCTGTTATCTTTGAGATAGAAAAGCAAGCTAAAGAACAAAACAAAATTCAAATTGTAGAAGTTGAAGAAACTACTACCTAAGATTCATACCTAGAAAATCACCTTTTTCAATTATAGCTTGAATTGCTAATGATAAATCTTCTTTAGAACAATCTCCAAAAGACTTACAAAATAAGTATTCTTCACCATTGTACATAGTTTTAAAGCATAAACCTGAAGACTTTTTAATTTCCAACTGCATATCTTCAAAACTTACTCCGGCTTCTCTAGACAAAGTCCTAATACATACTTTTATTTTAGCTAATTGAGTTAATGTACCATTATCAGCATCAGCATCAAAGAATACATGAACTAGATGTCCTTCTTCTAATGACTTTTTAAATAATTTATAGGATTGTTCTTCTGCAGAGTTTCTGTAAACCAAATTATCACCTGATTTTTTCAGAATTACTGATAATATGTTCTCTTTGCTCATTATTTTTGATTTGGATGTAATCTTTTCCATGCAGCTTTTGCTGCTTTTACTGCTGCTTTTTCTTCAGGAGTTTTGCTGAATAGAGCTTTTCTAGCCTCAGCATCTTGTTTTGCTGTTGTTTTAATTGGTTTTTCCATAAAATTGTTTTTGATTAATTATTCAGGGTAATACGCGTTAAGTTCAAGAACTTCTTCTTTAGCTTCTTTAAGTATTTTTTGTAACATTTCTTCAATATTCCAAGCATTATCTAAAGGAATCATGAATCTATTGGCAGCAAAGAATTGATAAGGAAAATAAGCATCAATATCTAATCCTTCTAGTTTAAAGCCAACCATACCTCCTTGGATAAGGAGTTTAGCAACTTTAATTACTGTGTACTTTTGACCTTCTACAACCCACTTACTAGTAGGAATGTCATTTGGTTTATTTTTGGCATCAATACATGTTACCTCAAATGGTACTTTCACTTCCATTGTCAATAGATTCTTCAGATTTATAATCAGGATTCCATTGAGGATCTGTAGATTCTTCAGCTACAAAATGACCTTTTTCTAAAGCTTGTTTTCTTAGATTTTCATGATAGATTTCTTCATTATCTTCATGAATACTGATTGAAGCTGCTCCTATTGGAACAAAATTTTCATCACATTGAAATAATTCAATTCTTGTAAATAACTTATCCTCAATAGGGAGAGGGCTGGTTATAAACTTTAGTTTTACGTCTCCTATTTTTACAGATGTTACTGGCATATTACAAATATATTAAAATCTTTTAATTGTAACCACATAAATGGTTTTATTCATTAAGGGTCTAAGATCTAATTCTCTAAAAGATAATAAGTTATGTGTAATAGGAGGCTTCATTAAAGTTTTAAACTTTATATCTGTTAAACCTGATGTAAAATCCCAAGTATTTGACCATTTTACAGGTTGTAGTAAACCTTTAATGTTTGTTTCTAAAGGTTGCAAATGTGAGTTCTGCATGAGAGTTAACTCAGTTTGTTTATCTAAATACATATTGTTAATTTTTACGCAAGATAAATAATTTATCTGAAGCTCTAGTATAAGCTGTATACTTTATACGGTTTCTCTCTATTGTTTTTTTATTGCAATTGATATCATCTTCTAAAATTAATACATTCTTGTATGTGCTACCTTGCAGCATTATAGCTCATTTTCATAAGCTAATTGGACTATATCTTGAATTTCTTTACTACATTTACTGAAATACTCCCATTTATAATTATGTGAAGTACCATTTCTTTTAATACTATCTTTAACAGCACCAAAAGCATATTTATTATCTATAAATTCATTTATTTTAAAACCATATTTAAATAATTTAATAGGTTTTTCATCTTTAAAAGCAATAATCCAATCTAACATTTGTTTAGCTGCAGGATTATTCAATCCTTTTCTTGATTGGGATAAATTTTCTGCAAAACCTTTAGGTTTAGGTCTTCCTTTATTGCTTTTTGATATTTTTAATGAATATATTTCTAATTCTTTTTCAGTATAATATTTACTTGTACACTTACCTTTACCACCATCTGTCATATTAGTAAGATTTGAATTAATCTTTCTAAAATGTTTTATATAAAATATTTCTCTTTTTTCAAGCTCTTCTTTTGTAAATACTAATTCTAATAAATGAATTGTAGCTTTTAAAGGTCTTAATTTTAATAAATATTCATATCTACGGTTAGTTTTTCTGAGATTTCTTTCAAATTCTCTTAAATGTTGATAATGTGTTCTCAATCTGTTTTTTAAAGAACATTCTGTTGATCCAACATAGAAAATTTCATCTGTTGTTGGATTTTGTAAATAGTAAATAAAACCTGTTATTGCAGTCATCTTATGATAAGTTATTTCTACAAATATAAAAGTTTTATGTAATGTAATCAGTGTAATTCCTCACTTTTTCCAAAAAGTTATTAACTTAATGTACTCTACTCAGTTCTACATTTTGTAGCTTTTCGATAGTCTCTGAACCTTCATCCTAGACTAGGATGCTTGGCTGCTGATTGTCCATTGTAATATACTTATCTCTTTTACTATACTATAATCATTACTGTTATAGGGAGTGTATAAGTCTTTAGGATATTCCAGTCAATTTAATGAGTTTTATAAGAGCCAGGGTGTTAACTCTTGTGAGCAGAGATACCATAATTATAGATAACATTTGCTGTCCACTTTTTAGTATCATAGTAATCCTTCCATAATTCTTTTCTTAGTTTTAAAGTTGAGCCTACAGCATTTTTGGCTTTATCTCTCAGCTTCTCCCTAAATTGATTATAAGGCTCAAGATACTCATCCTTTATGATGTCTATAACTCCAGATACTATATCACCTTCTAAATCTTCATAATCTACAGTTAATGCAATAGTCTTATAATGAAATACTTCTTTACCAATACTTTTAGTATAAGCGTTTTCATTAATAGCTTTAATACTAACTTCATCTGAAGTATTTAGGAAGCATTTCCAATATAATCCATATTTCTTATGTTTAACCATTCTAAAAATAGGCTTTTGAACTATCAGCTTTTCACCAATCTCAAATCTTTTAGGATTTGGTCCAAAAATCAACTCTCTGATGATGTTATTTACATAATCAATAGTTTTATTTCTCCAGGCAATAACTTTCATATAGTTAGAATCTGCTTCAAATTCTGGACACTTAAAGTACTGTGCTAATAAAGGTCTGATTTTATCTTTTTCAGTTTCTGAGTTAAAATAAACAATACCTTGATCTTTATTATTAAGTTGAGTACTTACTGACTTAAGAGGTTGCATTACGTGTAAATTCTCGCGTAATGTAAAAGATGTAGCTATGATAGCATTATCTCCTTTTTGTCTCATAATCTCAGTAAGAGCAGCTCTTTTAAACTTATACTCTCCATCAGGAAGAAATGGTAAGGAATCTGTAGAATTTATAGGGGGTATCTGTGCGGCATCTCCCATGAATATAATCCTTATATTTTCAGAATACTCTAATAGATTAGTGCATAATTTATTATTTAACATACTCACTTCATCAACTATCAAATACTGATACTTATTAAGTTTAGATGTATCTGAAAAGCCTGAATCAAAGGTTTGTTTACCATCTGCTGAGATCTTTTCTGTTAAACCTAATAACTTATGAATAGTACTGTATGTTAATCTAGATTGTAAATCAAAGATATCTTCAAATACTTGACTAGATTGAGTGTGCACATTACCAACAGAACTTTTATAAAGAACTTTAACAGCTTTATTTGTAGGAGCTGTAATAGCAATCTTTGATTCAGGTTCTGTTTGTCCAATGTATTCAATCAATTGTTTTACTAAAAAAGTTTTACCTGTACCGGCATAACCTTTTAAGACAACCGCTTGGTTGTTTTGAGGATCATCTAAAAACTCTATTATATCATAATAAGCTTTTTTCTGTCCTTCATTTAAGGGTTCTGCTAGTTTATCCTTAATGATGTTTTTTACTAGGATTTCTAGAATTGTAAAGTTTTCATCATCTTTAGATGTAAGCATTTGTAACATAGTAACTCCTTGCTTAGCATCTAGAAAATGTTTTTTTTCTAATTCTTTAATCCTTTCTTTCCACTGATTTGTAAGATATTTACTCATTATGTTATAGTTTTAAGTAATTCTTTTACTGTTTCATGAGCTACAACATGATTTTCAGGATCTACAGAGTGAACCATTCTTAACAAATTACCCATTTCTACAGCCGTTATTTTACCTAGTACATGCAATTGCAGTAATGTGATATTTAGTTCCATATTCTCAACTTTTATCTGAAAGTTGTTCATTTTATCATTTATGGTGCTAATATCACCAGGTATACTATTTACTGCGTTCATCTCATTTTGTAATGTTAAAATGTGTTCTCTTAATGTATGCATTTGAGGAGATGGTTCATTCCATCTAATATCCCAATCTTCTAATTTGTCTACCATATTATTCTATTTTTACAGATAAATGTTTCTCTAATAAAACTTCATAAATAGGTTTTAAAGCTTTCATAGAACCATGCTTAATATCACATTTTCCATTATGATGTACAATAAGAGCTATTTGTTCAGCTTGCTCTCTATTATGAGAACAATACATCATTAAACAACTAATAACATGTAGAAAACTATTTACATCATCATTATAAAGCATTAACACATTAGTAGGAGTAAGGGCTTCTTTAATCTCAGCATCTAGTTCCTGTTCAATCTGTGGGTTGACTATTGTTGTTTCCATTTTCTAATTTTTTAAGTACAGCATCTCGGACATCATATGTTAGCTCCATCATCATATCATATATTTCCTTTTGTTGACCCGAGCTAACTTCAAGCTCATTGTAGTTAGTCATCTTATTCAGACCTTCTTCATATTTTTTAATAACAGCAAACAGCTCTTTAAAATAAGCTTTAAACTGAAATTTATGTTCAGGTAATGTGTGAATAAGCTCTGACATACAACGAGCTTGAGCTAATAATAATGTAATGTTGATGGAGTCTTTAGGAGATAAGTGCTGATGACTCATAAATTATTTAAGTCTCCAGATTCTACCACCAAGATATTTCTTTTCAGCATCTCCTGAAAAAGTACTTTTTATAGTAAATACCATTTCAGCTTTATTTGTTTTAGCTAGATAATTCTTAGCTTGCTGAAAGATATTAGAAGCTCTCTTTTTAGTATCAGCTACTGATAAAGGAACAATGATACAATCAAGCTTATTAGCTTTAATATTTAACATCTGTTTTACTAATAACAATACTACTTCAGGTGTAGTTTTTGATCCTGTAAATTCTGCTTGAGTGATTTCAAAAGGATTCTTTTGTCCAGGTTTTTGAATACTAATAGCCTTAAATAAAGGTTTATTGTTAGTTTTTAAATCAAGCTTTTTTGCAGATGTTTTAACAATTGCATCTATTTTATCTGAAAAGCTGGTTGCACGAGTAATTCTACCATACTTAATTCTTACAGCATTTTCTGTACAATTAAATAATTTAGCTGCTTCAGCTAATTTTCCTTGTTTACCTAGTCTTTTTAAAACTGCTAAGTTTGCTTCATTCCAATGTGTATTTCCTGCCATTTTTTCTGTTTTTTAAGTTAATAAATAAGTAATTTTTGATTGATCATAATCTTCTAAGGCTGCTCTAACCCAAGTTTCATCAGCTGTATCTTTGTAACAAAGAATGTGAGCTGTGCACTTATCATCAGGATTCAGCCTAAATAATCTACCAAGTCTTTGTTTGAGCTTTCTCTCATTACCGTAAGCATGCATTATGATACCCATTTTTAAATTAGGTATGTTGATACCTTCTGATATCTGTAGCACACAAGCTAAATCAGTAATTTCTCCTAACTTAAATTTCTCTAAATTAGATACAGAATCTTGATTGTTACTATGATAACTAGGGATACCAAAACTATCAGCTTGTTCTTGAGTATTAGCAAAAAGAATAATTTTTTCTTGAGAACTATACTTGTCTAATAGTGTTTTAACATAAGCATCTTTGCTTGGAAAAGACATAATAGTTTTCATTCTCATAATTCTCATAATCATTCTCTCTTTATCTGAGATATACTGAGCGTTACATCGGCTAGTCCAGTAATT